CTACTCCTGATCCGCGTCCGGGGTAGCCGTGCTGGGGGTGAGGTCTTCGCACGTGATCGGTTCGCCGTAGTACAGGAGCGTCACGCCGTGCTCCTTGCAGTACGCGCCGGTCTCGCCCTCGATCGGGAACTCGTGGCTGCGTCCACCGTGGATGCAGTACGTCATTTTCGATGGCACCCGCAGGCGCAACACAACACCATGACCGGAATGTCCGTCGCCCGCTGCGAGGCCAGGCGGAGGGTCTTCGGCCCCGAGCACATCGCGTGTTCACCACACCGGCACTCCGGCGTTCTGTAGCGCTTCGCGGGCTGCTGGGTCTGCGCCATCACGACACCGCCCTCGGGGCCAGTCGTGCAGCGCCGACGGCGACCAGCTCGGCCACGCGGCGCAGGTCACAGAGGTGACCCGCCTCGCGCATCGGCACCACCCAGTAGGTCCCCGGTGGGGCAAGCTGATTGACCTGCGGCACCCCGAGCCATCCGCCCGCCCCGAGATACTCGCCTGCACGGGACTGCCAGTGGCCGACCCGGCCGACCGGCACCAGGGGGTAGAACGAGAAGTCCGCGTCCTGGATCACGGGGCCCTGGAGCAGCTGCTCCACCAGCGGGCCTACCGCAGCGGGCCGGATGTTGCCGAGCGCCGCATGCAGGACATCGGCCGAGATCCGAACCGAGTCGAAGCGGGCGCCGAGAGGGAGCGTGGCGAGCCGCCGGTCTGCCCACTCCGCCCGCGCTTGGGGAGGAGAGCTATGCACGTGGGCAAGCCACTCAGCAATGGTGGCGGTTCTCACGACGCCTCACCCACCGTGCGCAGCAGCTCGGCGAGACGACCCGGGTCGACGAGCCGCCCGTGCTCGGTCGGAGGCTGGAGCCAGTGCGGCCCCGGCGGAGCCGTGACCTCGGGGACAGGCACCGTCAGAAAGGTGCCGGTGCCCCGGCACACGATGTCGCCGCCCGCTTTCCACGTGCGCGACGTGCCGGGCGGGACGAGGAAGTACAGCACCTGGCCCATGGGGTCGCTGATGACGGGGCCCTCGATCCCGGCCTCGTGTACAAGTCGGCCGGTGTGCAGCGGCACCTTCACGGCGTCGAAGAGCGTGCCCGTGGGCAGGACGACGATGGTGGTCGAGCTGAGCCATCGGCTCGCGCGGCCGGGGTCTGGGTCTGCCTCGGCGAGCCATGCGCTCGCGGCTGGCATCAGGGTGGACATGCGACGATCCCCTCATTGCGATCAGTGAGGGGATCGTGCCGCGTCTAGGTGGGGCGGTTACCCACACATTGTGGGGATGATTCTTTGTCCTACCTCTTGACGCGGCGTCATGCTCCGCACCAGCGGGCGTTTTCGGCGATCGACTCGTCCATGCCCCGGTCCAGACGCGCGAGCGTAGCGGCCGTCGCACGGTACCCAGGGTGGAACCGCGAATGGTTCGGCGCGATCTGCCGGGCCTGCAAAAGGTCCTGGTGGGAGCCATTCCGGTTCCCCTCCGCGAGGCGTGCCGCAGCCACGTCGATGTGGTGATGCGAGGCGCGCTCGGCCACAATCTCGACCGGCACCTCCCACTCGTCGCGGTCCTGCTCCGCACCCCACTCACGCAGACGGGCGAGCGCCTGCTCCGTGTCCCCCTGATCGATCAATGCCGCCACCTCGTGAATGCGTACGTTGCTCGGCCCGAACGACATCTCGTAGTACGACGTATCGGCCCTCAACCACTCCGCCGCGGTGCGCGCTTCGGCGAGACGCTCACCCGCGTGCTCCGGCCGCCCGTCCCTCGCCTCCAGAATGGCAAGCTTGAGCAGGATCGCGCCCTGCATGGCGATCTGCTCATCCGACATGGACGCCTCAGGGGCCAGCCGTTCGACCTCGTCGACGAGGGCCTCCAGCACCCTGCGGGCGGAGGCGTAGGTACCCATGCGCAGCATCGCGCCCGCGCGCAGGTACGCGCCGGTGACCTGCATGAGGTTGTCGCCCGATCGGTCAGCCGCCCACCGCACCCGCTCGATCGCCGTCAGGCTGAGGTCGTGGTACCCGAGCTTGTGCGCGAGCGAGTTCGTGGCGCGGTAGCCGCGGGCCAGCCACCAGTACGCGCGCTGCTGCACCTTCCCTCGGGTGGACAGCGCCGCGTGCGTCAGCTCGGAGAGGACGCCCGGCAGCAGCGGGCCCATGGCCACGTACTGGCCGTCCTGCCGCATCTGCGCAATGTGGTCCATCTCCGCAGCCAGCACCGGCATGGGGCGGGGGGCTGTCAGGAGATCGTCGGGGTTGTCGTACGTCAGGAGTATCCGGCGCAGCTCCGGGATCACGGCCTGGACCTGTGCCTCGGACTCGGCGCCGTTCCAGTACGGCTGACCTGTAAGCCTCTCGGGGCCAACGCTCAGCGCCTGCGCAAGGTGGGCGATCATGCCCGGCGTGGGATTGCGGTCACCCGACTCGTACTTCTCCAGCGTGGAAGGGCTGATCGCCACGCGTCCGGCCAGCGCCCGAACAGTCAGTTGCCGGATCTTCCGGACCTTGCGGATACGCATGCCGATGTGCTCAGTGCTCATGCTGCTCCCCACCTCGGGTGTACTCATGGCCAGCGTACGACCGCGGGTTCCAGCCACGACAGAGGCACCGTGAACATCGCGTTACCGGGCATGACGAAAGCCCCCTCCCGCCCGAAGGCGAGAGGGGGGAGCGATCCCGTTACGAGGTCTGGCCGTAGATCACAGATACCGGCAGGGCGTCAACGCGATCCCTGGGCAGCTGGACACCAGCGACCTTCCGAACCCAGTTGGCAAATCGTGACCGTGCGATGAGGCGCAGCTGCTCGCGGTCGTGGTCGTCTACGTCATCCCACAGGAAGCGGAAGTAGGGCATGGTCGCGGTGTGCTCGCGGCCGTCGATGTAGGTGGTGACGGACAGCCGGACCATCTCGTGGGGCACCGCTTTAGGCATGTGTCGAGCATGCCAGCCCGAAGGGGTGCTCATCACGGGTTCCTGCGGTTGGGGGAGAACGCTGCGGGTGGCAAGTCAGCGCTTCCCCCTACGCTTGATCCATGCCCCCAGCCCCTCCCCGCCGTACTCCCGCGCGCTCTGCTGCCGCCGTGAACGCAGAGATCCGCTCGTTGTGGGAGTACGCGGCGGGCGGACGCCTGTCTCCGGCGCAGGAGGCCCGGTATCAGGAGCTGCTGGTGGAGTGGGCGGACGCGGTGCGGGCGGAGCTGGTCGACGGGGCGGATGCGTGCCCCACGCGCCGGCCGGACACTGCGCTCGGACTGCTGGACTAACAGCGTGCTGCGTTCCTCGGGCCACCCTCTTGTCATAACGCCTCGCAGCGAGGCATTATGGAGGCATGGATACAGGGACACGCACGGACCTGACCGCCCCCGGCGCCCACCTCGCGGGCCCCCTCAGTGACGATGAGGTGCGCGAGCTGCGCCGCAGGTGCGTGGCTCCCAGCGAGATCGCCGTGCTGACCGGGCGCGGTGACCAGTCGGCCGTCCGGCTGTGGGAGCGCAAGCGGGGCGGCATCCTGGAGCGCCCCGCAATGACCAACCCGGCGGGCAGGGGCTGGGGTTGGGGCCGACAGCCGCACCTGGTCGACTTGTTCGCCGCCCGTCACGGCGACCTTGACATCGCTGCTACGGGCCGCTGGCTCAGCCGCGGCGAGCCGCAGGTCCTCTTCCAGCCCCACCGCGTCCTCATGGTCGGGGGCACTCGCGAGGTCACCGGCGCGCTGACTCTCCGCAGCCGCCGAGGTGAGCTCGGTGCCCTCGGCTACGGGCCGTCCGGCAGCGACCAGGTGCCGCTCGACATCTACGACCACCAGCAGTGGCTGATCCACTGCCTCGGCCTCACCACCGACCAGCCCGCATACGTCATGGCGTGGGGCGACGACGACACCGACATCCGCACCTACCCGATCCACCGCAACCAGGAACACATCGACATGCTGTGCCGTGCGGTACGCGAGTTCCTGACAGCCGTCGCCGACGGCACACCCCCCATGGAAGGCAAGTGATGGGCTCGGGACAGCCAGGTCCGGGGCTGGCCCGCTTCGCACCCCCTGCCATAACGCCTTCTGATTCCTGCTCCGAGCCCGAGGTGACACCGATGCCGATCTCCCTGCCCCCCGTCCCTGACGACGTTCCCGCCCCCGCCGAGCTGTGGACCGTCAGCATGATCGCGGAGTACCTCGGGTACACCGGGGATGCCGCCACCGGGAGCGCCCGCAGGTGGCTCTCGCGGCAGGGGCTGGAGCCCGTGGGGCGGGAGCCCGGCCGCCGAGGTGAGTCCCAGTACTTCGAGCACCTGGTCCGCGCGGCGAGGGAGCGCAGCCCCGGCAGCGGCAGGCGAGAGGCACCCCGGGTTGACGGGCGGTTCGTGCGCGCAGATGAAGACGGATGAGTCCTTCGTCTCCGCCTGCAATGGCACGACGAAGGACTCAACGACCCGCCCCGTCACTATCAAGGAGCCGAACATGACGAATCAAATTCCCACGAACCCAGAGAAGTGCGGAATGCCCGGCACGCTGTCCGACGCCGATGCCGTGAAGCTCCAGAATTTGCCCGTGACCGGGGGCCACATGACGTTGTCTCACCGAGAGCTGGAGTGTGGTCTACCAGCAGACCATGGCATGGGGCACCACGTGCAGTTCCTTGTTGCCCAGGAGTTTGGGGACCCGGTGCTCTGGTGGGCGGCATGGCTCGACATCGAGGGGCTGCGGGATGAGGCGGCGATGTTCGTCGCTCCGATCTGCGGCGTGACGCAGGCATATCCCGGGATGAAGCCAGGAATGGAACTTCAGTGCCTCCTCATGCAGGAGCACACCACTGACGAGGACCAGCGCCACATTTTCCAGTAGCTGTGCCGCCCAGGGCGGGGCCAGCGTACCGACCTGACCTGAACTGCTCCCACGACAGATGCCCCCACCGCCGAAGCGGTGGGGGCTATGTCATTTCTACGGCGACTCGGGTGGTGGTTCCTCCGGCGTGAGGACCAGCTCCGCGGATGCGGGTTCGGGCGGCGGGTCGACCATCCCCAGCTGCACCAGGCTGCCGAGGTCACCGGCCGTGTCGTCGACGCGGGGCCGGGCGGGGCGTTGGGGCATCATCCTCCTCACGGGTATTGGCGCCGGTACGGGTCAAGCCCACCAGCCGACGGGCTCGGAGCCGGAGACGGTGGCGGGTCCCGCCGGCAAACCAGGGCATCGGGATCTCCAGGAGGCGGCTGGAGGGTGTACCCGGTGGGACACGTCTGGCCGCTCTGACCGTCTGCCCCCGCGTCTCCCTTCGGGCCGGGTGCCCCTTGCTGTCCGGGCTCACCTTGGGGGCCAGCGGGCCCGGGCGGGCCCGTCACCGAAGTCCCGTCTGCTCCGGGGATCCCGGACGGGCCGGGTTCGCCGACTCCCGTCGCACCGTCCGTGCCCTTCGGGCCGGGTGGTCCTGTCGGCCCCACGGCACCCGGCTCGCCTTGCGGTCCCGGGGGCCCTGAGGCGCCAGGGGTTCCACGCCCTGGCTCACCACGTGACCCCGGCGGTCCGGCGACCGGCCGCTCACCGAGCCCCAGCACCTGGCGGGCCAAAGCGTCACGGGCTTCGTTCGCGGTGTGCAGGTCCCCGGACAGGGCGACGACCTGCACCGCAAGCCAGCCCAGGAACACCACCAGCACGACAGCGGTAAGGGCGACCAGCCATTCCGCCCGTGGCAGCTTCCACACCCGACGCCGCTTGCGGCCCGCGCTCATGAGACGACCGCCCAAATCGCGACCGCCGCCGACAGGAGGGCCAGCAGCACCGGGACGATCAACTGGTAGAGGCGGGCCTGCCGCTCGCGCTCACGCCGGTCACGTTCGGCCAGCTGGTAGGACTCGAAGGCCGACTCCAACGCATCCCGCTCGTCGCGCACCTTCTGAAGATCTTGAGAGAGCGCGGTGATCCGCTGGTCGGTGTACGCGGACTGGAGTGAGTACACCTCGGTGGACACCACCCTGTCCAGACGGGCGTTGATGCCCTGCCCCAGCGCCTGGATCTCGTGACGTAGCGCGTCCACTGTGCGCCCGAGTTCACCGACGCTGAGTTCATCGGGCACCAGCTAACCCCCTCAGAGCTGTCCGCGAGACGCTGTCGGCACGGGCACGGGGGACACCTGCCCACGGGTGATGAACACCAGGATCGCGAGCACGAGCGCGTTGAGGCTGCCGACGGTCTCGGGTGCCACGTCGTAGTGCCAGGCGGCGAGGAGTGCCACGACTGCGGCGACAAGGCCGGTGAACGCCGACGGGGCAATGGGCCTCGTCATGGCGGCGGTGATCGCCGCGAATACCGCGCTGATGACGGCGACGATCGCACCGGCCTGCGTGGAGGTGAGGCCGATCCCGAAGGTGACCACGAGGCTCAGCGTCGCGGAGACGATGCCGAGGATGACAGCGGGTTCTCTTCCGACGATCTTCACTTGGTCGCTCCCGTGGTGTCGACGGTGACGTCGACGTCGATGACGGCCTCGGCGATGGCAGCCCGGACGGCGGCAACGACCTCGGCGGTGTCGACGTCGTCATGCCCGTCGCCGATGACCTTGGCGAGCGCGGCCACCGCGGCCGAGAGCGCGGACACCTTGACGTCGACGGCCTTGATGGCGGCAACCTGGTTGTTGTGGACGGTGTCCATCCACCCCATCACCGCGCCAGTCCGTACCGGCTTGCTGCCTGCGGGGCCGGTCTCGGTGTGCGACCAGACTGCTGCTGCTACCTCTGCTGCTGTGGGCATGTCGTCCTCCTCGGGGGGTGTGCCGCCCTTCGCGACGGCCAGGATGCGGGCGAAGGGCAGGGCGCCCGGGTCGCCGTGATCGTTCTCGGGAACGTGCTGGTGGCCAGCCCATCCGCGGAAGCTCGTCCACTCGGCGAAGCTCATGCGCACGCTGGTGCTGCCGTAGCTCGCCGGGTACGCCTTCCACGTCGACACCCCGGTGAGCGGGATGCCGTGCTGGTCGTAGAGCCAGCGCATCAGCCAGGCCAGGTCGCGGACTGCCCAGTCAAGGGGCTCCGGCCAGTAGATGTGGTCGATGCCCTGGGCGGTCCACTTGCCGTGCGTTGACGGGTCGCAGGTGCCGACGAGCTCGATCTGAAAGGCGTTCGCAGTGTTGGTCTCGACGCCGCCGGACCGGTTGACGAGGGCGCGCGCGGACTCGTCAACGTCGAAGTGCTGGTGCCAGCGCAGCTTCTTCGCTGCGAAGTCGGGCACTGCCGTGACGGTAGGGGCGCTGCCGCCGCCGTCGTAGTCGTAGAGGGTGGGCCCCTCGGTGGTGTGGATGACGCCGCAATTGACCTCCATGTCGGAGCCTGAGTAGCGGCCGTCCCCGAAGAACAGGTCGAGCACGGCCCCGGGAATCCGCTGCGGTCCGGTTCTGGTCACGATGCCTCCAGACATGCAAAAGGCCCCGACAAGGCGGGGCGGGCGCGGTAGTTGATGCAGGTCAGAGGCTGTAGAAGAGCCCGTTCAGACTGACCCACGTGGGCTGGATGCGGTTGGTGGCGTTGGACGGGGTGGTGCCGACGATGCGGAGGTACCCGTCCGGCTGTGCATCGAGCTTCACGCTGTTGGAGAACGAGTTGACCTGCGAGCAAGCAGCGACAACGCTGCGGAGGCCACCCGGCCGGGCCGCCACCGGCAGCGCAACCGAGTTGATGACGCCGCCGTTGGTGATGTTCGACGGTGAGCCGGTGTAGGCGGAGGCGAGATCAAGGCCGCCTTGCAGCATGACGGTGATCTCGCCGAAGAAGTTGACCACCCGGTATTGCACGGTGCCGTTGCTGTTGCCGTTATGGGCATATCCAGCGGCCATGGAGATCGTCGACCAGGTCGACGAACCGGCCGCCAGGACCACCCAAGCGCTGCCGTCGTAGCCGGTGAAGAGCTTCTCGGTCACCAGGAAAGCGACCATCCCCGCTACCGGCGACGTCAGAGTGGCATTGCGCTGCGAGGCACTCGTGAACCGCATGATCGACCGTGGCGTTAGACCGCTTGCGAGCGCCTGCGCGGAGGACGGGATGTCCGGCGGGTCGGTCGGCGACGTGATGCTGATGCCCTGCCCGTAGGCGTCCGTCGTTGGCATGAGACTCCTAGGTCAGGGTGTACGAGACGTTGTGGAGGCTGACCCAGGTGGTGAGCCCCTTCATGGACGCGCCGACGATGCCCATCTGACCATCAGGCAGGGCGTCCAGCTTCAAGAGCCCCGCTCCTGCGGGCAGGGACACGGTGCGCATGCAGGGCGGACGACAGAACACGGGCAGCGGCTCGGACAGGAACCGCCCCTCCCGCGGGGGCGTGCCAGGGGCTTCCCAGGTGACACCGCCACGCCACAGCATCCTCGTCTCGCCCTCCGCAGCGATCAGCGCGTACTGCGGCTGTCCGAGATGCGGCCCGTACCCTTCGGCCAAGTCGGGCGTGACCCAGGCCAGGGGGGCCTCTGAATCGGTGGACATAGGGCTCCTCGTTTACGGGACGTACTGGACGCCGTTGAGGGAGGCCCACGTGGTGAGCCCGCCCGCGGTCGTGGCGACGATCTGCAACTGCCCGGCGACGGTGGCGTCGAGCTTGACCACCGCGCCGCCAGCCCCGATCGCCATCGTCCGTTGCACGGTCGTCCGGTACACGGTCGGCAATGCGGCAGCAAGAACCGCCCCGCCGTTCGGTGGCGTTCCGGACGTCGTCCACTGCACGCCGCCCTGCCACTGGATGAAGACCTGGCCTGCGATGACGACCCTGCGATACATCGGGGTGCCCGTCAGCGCGGTGTACCCAGCGGCCAGAGCGGGAGTTACCCACTCCCCGGTCGGGGCGGTGGTCGAGGCGAGCCGGCCGCGGGCGATCCAACTGCCGGAGCCGCTGGACTCGATGACGATGACGTCCGTCGCGGCAGGCGCCTGGTAGGTCTCCGCGCGGCGGGCAGTGATGCCGTCGGTCGTGGCGACCGTGCCGTCCGTACCGACGGTGGCGACCACGGCCATGCGGAAGTCCGCACCCCGCACGGCTGGCGTGGACGCCCCGACCTCGACGGCCTGTTGTTTCAGAGCGCCCGCCAGCTGCCGGACTTGGCTGTGTGAAGACGTGGTCACGCGTCCTCCTTCGCCGAGATCGTGCTGATCGGGAATTCGCCGCCCTCGTCGAGAGGCACAGCAAAGCTCTGCACCTGGTGGAGTTCGCGCAGCCCGTCGGGGTGGGTAACGCGGATGACGTCGCCGCACTCCAGAGCCGGATTCGGAAGGCTGCTGAAGTCCCCCTTGGCGTTCGGCGCCTTGCTCGCGGCCAGCTTGAGGTTCGCTGCGGCTTGGCAGGCGGCAACGCTGATCAGCGTCGAACTGGAGTAGAACATCGGCCGCCGCCCATAGGGTCCGCCCCAGTAGGTAGGGCTGCCCGTGTCGTCGTCCGTGGCCAGCCACTGCACGGGAGGCAGGTTGTTCTCGGCGCTTTCCCCGCGGGCGAGAACTCCGTTGAAGACCTTGTCCGCGGACATCCCGCGTGAGCCTCGGACGTACACCCCACCCTCGGCGGCCTCGACTGCCCACACCGGGTCGGTGGTCAGCAGGTCCGGCAGGGTGGCGATGGTGAAGATGCCGTCCGGGTTGGCGAAGCACGTTGCGCCAACCGCGGCGGCAACCTCCTGCACCGCCGCCCACGGGTCCGCCTCGACGTCCCAGGTTCGGGCGCCGATCGCCGCGTCGACCGCGGTCGTGAGGACGGTGGCCGCCGGGAGGCTGCGCAGGATCAGTGCCTCGATCGCCCCCGCCGCGGTCCCGAAGGCCCGGTAGGGGGCGGTGAGTTTGTCGTCGGCAACACACGTCGAGATGTCCTTGCCGGTCAGGGTGACCGGCCCGTCGGTGGGGTCGCCCTCGACGGAGTCCAGTCGGAACATCCCGAGCGGCACAAGCTCTTGGGTTCCGTCGCCGTAGTCGACGCCGCGGCTGATCCGTAGCCGTGCCCCGTACATGGCGAGCGTGTCCGCGGGCGTGCGCGGGATGAGGGAGACGTCGGCGGTGGTGACGGTGCAGGTGCGGCGGATGGCCTGCCCCCTGTCGGCACTCACGGATCCGCCGGTGTGCTCTAGCGGGATGACCTCCCCGGTCGTGCGGATGAGGAGCACCTCTGTGACGGGTCGGTGGGACTCGGCGAGCCGGGCCAGGAAGCGATCCGAGACCGGATACATCGGTCACCCCCCGATGCGGTGGTCGAGGAGCAGATCCTCGCAGGTGGCGTAGGCGGCCAGCAGGGCGTCGCAGGTGTCGTACTCGGCGAGGACGTCGATCCATGTCCTGCCGCCGGATCCATTGACGCCGGTGCTGACGGGCAGATCGACTTCGACCAGCGGCAGTTGCCAGGCCCTCCACGGCTCCATCGCCGTGCCGCCGATGCGGGACTCGGTGATCTGGCCGACGCTGACGTACATGTCGGCCACGCCCATGCCCGGGACGGCCTGCCACAGTAGAACGTGGCCAGAGTCGAGGAGCCAGTGCAGGGCGGCCCGCTCGTCGTCGGTCTGCGTCCAGATCGCCAGTTCACCCTCCAGGCCAGAGCGGACGCCACTGAGCACGACGGGGTTTCGCCGGCCCTTGACCCTGTACACGCTCTGTTCGATGGACCGCTGCCAGGCCGGGGCGTGCTGCACCATGACCTGCGCGTTCCGCATCGGGTTGCCCGGATCCTTCAGCCACGCCATGTTCGGATCGCCCACGCTGATCGTGACCGAGTCCGACGTGCGGCTGCTGAGCAGCTCTTCGGTGACCGAGTCGCGTACCTCGACGTAGTACGACACCGGCACCCCGAGCGGCGCCTCGTAGTCCTCGACGACCAGCAGGTCCGAGGTGAGCACCACCCGATCCATCAGCCCGGACGGCCCACGGACCAGCGTCCGGGAGCCGTCGCCGAGGACCCGCCACACGGTGACGAGGTCGCCGGCCGCCAGCTCGCGCAGCGTCAGGGTGATTGATGCGGTGGCGTCCACAGCTGTCACGGACACCAAGGGCAGGGCCTGCCACAAGGCCAACGCGTCGAGGCGGAGTACCGAGTTGGTGGCGGTCGCGGTGACCGTCCACTCGATCGCCGCCTGCGTCGCCGAGGCAGGGGCCGTGAAGTCATTGCTGAGGTACCACCAGCCGCCGCCACCCGGTACGGCCGCGCTCGACGCCGAGGTGAGTCCGAGGTCGGTGTTCGTGGCGCTGTACCAGCGCACCCCGCGGACCGCGTTCCAGCCGCCCGCGGTGACCGCGGCTCCGACCTGGAGCCGGAAGCCCTTGCTCCCGGAACCAACAGGCAGCGGAAACTTCGCGGACCTGATGGTCGAGGCGGTGGCCGTCGTCGACGTCACGGTCAGGGAGTACGCCCCGTCGAGGCTGTACGCGCCCCACGGAGTCGAGCGCGCGAGCGTCGCGACCCCGGCCGTTTTGGTCCAGCCCGCGATGCCCTGCTCGGCGGAACCGTCCGCGTAGGGGACGACGGTGCCGTACTGGAGGACGTAGGCCGCCGCGATGACGACCGTCTCCAGGCGGACCACCTGCGCCGCGGACGCGCCGTTGATCCCTACGGCGACGCTGGCGGTGGCCGCGAGTGCGGGCGCGAAGGCGCTGACCCGCTGCCGGTACAGCCCGGTGCCGGGGGCCGCGAGGCTGCTCCGAGTCGCCTGGATCTGGTTGCCGTTGACGTCGTAGAACCGCAGCTCTATCCACGTGTCCGAGGCGAGCGTGGGCGGGCCGATGTACGCGTAGGCCAGGTACTCGGTGCCCGGGGTGACGCTGGGGCGTTCCGTGCACAGCGCTGCGGCATTGCCCGCACCAGTGGCGACGACGTTCAATACGTGCCCGCCGCCGAGGTAGTTGTCGACGGACCAGGCGACGGCGGGCACCGACCTGCCGAGCGTGGCGTTGACCTCGGGTGCCCACTGCGACGCGGACACCTCCGTCGACTCCGCCGCGAAGCTGAGCAGGTTGCCGGTCGTCCTGATCGGCAGCCCGAGGTACACGTTCTCGATGTAGGTGTAGACCGCGGCCCCGGCCGGAGTCGACGAGATGACGACCTGCGCGCGCACTGCGCCCACCGGGGCGGCCCCAGCCACGCTGATGCGGTGCCAGCCCGACATCGCCGACGCCGTCGTGAGCGACCACAGGATGCTGACCTCACCGTTGGCCGCATTCAGCCATCGGATACCGATCCGCTCCGGGACGGTCGCACCGCCCGCGTCGGCGAACGCGTAGTACACCGTGCCCACGACGACCGGATACGACGACGCGGTGCGCGCCCGCATCTCCCCGGCTGCGATGCTCTTGATGGCGAGACAGCCGTCGCCGCCGTTCCTCCCGCCCGTGCCCAATGACAGGGTGCAGTTGAGGAGGGGAGCCCACCCACTCGTGTTCGGGTCGATGGACTCCGTGACCTGCGACAGGAAGTTCCCGGGGATCGCCATATTCAGTTACCCCCTCCCGCGTTGAGGACCTGGATCAGCTCGCCCTGAGCGGTGTGGACCTCGGCGCGCGCGATGTCGGTGATCTCGCGGTCACCGACGAACACGGACACCGACAGGTCGCCGAGCCCCGTCCCGGAGGCGGCCATGCTGGTGAGCGCATTGGCCTGCTGTGCGGTGAAGACCGGCTCCGGCTTCCCGGTGCCGTTGTACGCCAGGTTCAAACCCGGCTGGAGGTAGCCGCCGGAGTCGTACCCGGCGGGCGGCCTGTTCGCGTTGGCCTGCTGGACTCCGGTGATGTTCCCGTAACGGCTGACGATGTAGCGGATCGAGGCCGCCACGTTCGCCACCGGGTCGAGGATGCCGCGCGACCGCAGCGAGGCGGGCACGTAGGCGTTGAACGTTCCCGGAATCGTCTGAGCCAAGCCCTGGCTTGGATGCCCGGCTGCGGCGTTCGAGTCCCACCGGTTGATCGCCTTGGGGTTCCAACCGGACTCGCGGGTGATCAAGGTGTTCATGCCCGCGAGCCACTGAGCCATCGATCCAGGCGGCGGGACGTGAGCTGCGGCCAACGCCTGGGTGATGACGGCACGGCGCTGCCCAGTGGGGACGACGCCGCCGATGGTGCCGACGCTGGCGGCGCCCTTGTCGTCGGCCTTCTTGCCGTACTCGAGGATCGCGTCGATCATCTTCGACGGGATCCGCCGAGTCATCTTCCCGAAGTCCCCGCCGCCGGTGGGGAAGAGGGCCATCAGCGGGGTGACCGCTGCGTTCAGACCAGCGCGAGCGGAGGACTCGATCGTGTCGGTCAGCCAGCCCGCGGCGGACTTGATGCCATCCCAGGCTTTGGAGCCGACCCCCTTGACTGCCGAAGCGGCGGAGCCGATCCAGTCGAAGATCCCTCCGTCTTCGAACGCGGGGAGGCCGAGCGCCTGTTGGACGCCCGCGACACCACCGCCGCGAGCTGCGGCATTCATGGTGTTCACGTAGTCAGGACCGACCGCCCTGGTCCATTCCGGGCGCATGACGGCTTCACCGCCGGACAGGGCGGCCAGGTGGATGTCACGGCCCGGGGTGTAGCCGGGCAGGACACCACCGGTCGCCCACCCCCGGATGTCCATGCGCTCGATCTTCGGAGCGCCGAAAGCCGCCGCAATCAGGTTCCAGGTCGGAACGAGGCCCCCGTTGTAGATCTTGTCGATGATGAAACGGACCGGAGCCCGTGCGATGTCACGGAGTCGGCTCCAGGCCACGTCGATATTGCGCACGGTGATCTCGAAGGACTTCCACAGCGTGGTGAGCCCGATCCCGATCATCCTGAACGCAGGCTGCAACGCGTTGTGCCACAGCCACGACGCCTTTTCGCCGATGAAATCGAGGGCGGGCCTGGCGTACTCCCGCCAGAGCTGCATCAGCCGCTCGCCGAGGACCTTTAGGCCGGGCTTGATCTGGTCGAGTGCGGGCTTAATGCGGTTGGTCCACAGCCAACTGACCTTGTCGCCGATCCAGTTGCAGACCGGGCGGACATAGGCGTCCCACAGCTCCTTGAACTTCGCCGCGAGCTGCCCCAAGCCGACCTTCATGGCATCCCAGACCGGCTTCAGATGCGCCTGCCACAGCCACCGCGCCTTCTCGCCGATCCAGGTGAAAACCGGCTGGAAGACGTTCGTCCACAGCCACTTGACCACAGCCCCAATGACCTCGAACGCGATCTTCAGCGGGGTGATCAGGACGGTGAAGACCACGCTGAACAGCACCCTGGCGGCTGCCGCGATGGCGTTGAAGACGGGCGAGAGGATGTTCACCCAGAGCCACGTCGCGGCGTCCGCCACTACGCGCCAGGCAGCAGCGAAGGCGTCGAAGATCGGCTTGAGCACTGTGCGCCAGGCCCAGGTCGCGGCTGCGCTGATCGCTGACCAGACCTGGTTGACGATGTCCCGGAACCAAGTCCAGTTCTTGTACGCGTACACCACGGCCGCGACCAGCGCGACGACCAAGGCGATGACCCGCACGATCGGGTTGGCGTTCATCGCCAAGTTGAAGGCGATCACCGCGAGCGTCCAGAGCTTCGTCGCGATCCAGACGCCGTACAGGAGCTGGATCAACCACGGCAGGTTCGACGCGACCGCGGCGATGGCGCGGGCAACGGCACCCAGGGCCTGGAGAACCGGCCCCGACAAGGGCGACGTGGCCTTCGCCATCTGGTAAAACGCGGAGCTGATGTCGCCGATGGACTTCGCGAGGATCGGCCCCATGCGCGAGGCGTAGGCGAGGAAGCGCTCGAACTCGGGGCTGCCCTTCAGCGAGGAACCCCAGTTCGCGAACCGGCCAGTGATGGCCTGCATCCGCTTCGAGATGGACTCCATGTGCGGGAGGAAGGCCTGGACGACGCCGCCCATGCCCTTGAAGATCCGCCCGAAGGACGCGCCGAGCCCGACGATCGCGGGCTCGACGGAGCCCGCCAGGTCAGCCTTGAACGTCTTCCACCAGGGGCTCTTGAACCCGCGGGACACCCGGTCCTGGAGCGTGGTGATCGCGCGCGCAGCCGCGAGTACGAACGGCGTCAGCCCCGGCAGGCTGTTCTTCAGCCCGACGAGCGCCCGCGTGAAGATCGGCATCACCGCTGGCTGCAACGACTCCGACCATGCCTTGAACGCCGCTCGCAGGGCAATGAACGCGTTGAACGTCCCGCGCGCGGCCGGGGTCAGCTTCGCCAGCGCGGCGGCGTACTTGGCCTGCGCGACGGCAGCCTGATCAATGCCCCCGGCCGCAGTCGACGCAGCCGACTGCTGAGCGGAGGCGATCTGACGCTGAGCGGAGGCAATCGAGTCGGCGGCCGATGCTTGCGCGGCGGCCAAGCTGTCCTGTGCGCGGGCGACCGAACGAGCCCCGTCCTCCTGGACTTTCGTGACGTTGCGCTGGGACTCGGCGACCTTCTGCTGCGCGGCGGCGATGTCCCGCTGAGACTGCACCTGCTGGCGGGCCGCCGCCGAGCGCGCCTTCCCGAGCGCACGCTGCTGCTCGGCAACACCGCGCTCGGCGGCACCGACCCGCTCCTGCGCGGCCTTGACGGTCTCCGAGCCCTCGACGCCCGCTCGGTCCGCCGCCGCCTTCTCCGCGGTGAGGTTCTTCGTCTCGGCCTGCTGCTCCTTGAGCCGCTGCACCGCCTGGTCGTAGGCCAGCTGCGCGCGCTGCTGCTCGATGAGCGTGGCCTTGGTGCCCTTGGCCTGCGTCGCCCGCAGCCGGTCCCTGGCCTCCTGCACCGACAGGACCGCGTCCCGCTCGGAGAGCTGCGCATTCGCGAGACGGTCGCCCATCTCGGCGAGCTGCGCCGCGGCGTCCTTCCTGGCCCGGGTCAGATCCTGCTGCGCCTGCCGGGCAGTACGCTGCGCGTCCGCCAGGGACTGCTCCGCCTGCACAACCCGCTCGGCCGCATCCCGCTGCCGGTCCGCAGCCTGCTGTACGGCGTCGGCCAGGGACTGCTTGGCCTGCTTGACCTGCTCCGCGGCACGCTGGTTCGCCTCGGCGGCACTACGCACCGCGTCGCCGACACCCTGCTCGGCCTGCTTGATCTGCCGGGCCGCATTCCTGTGCGCACTGGCCAGGGCCTGCTGTGCACCCGCCATTTGGAGCGCCTTCGACGCCCCTTGGCCAGCCGCCTGCCCGCCCTTGTACGTGGCATTGGTGGCAGCGTCCTGAGCGGCCTTCTGCGCCTGGAGGGCACCACCGATGCTGATGATCGCGGGTGCGGCTACCGCAGCAAGCGCCCCGACTCCGGCGCCAGCCGCCACCGCGGACGAGGCGATGGCACCCATACCCGCAGCGAGGATCGGCACCGCAGGGATGGCAGCGAGGCCCGCGATCGCCACCGTCAGATGGAGGATCGCCGACAGGGCACCGGAGGTGTCGACGTTGACCCGGGCGGTCTGCCCGTCGAGGCGGCTGATCATCGCCTGGACGGCGGCCAGCTGAGCCGACGCACCGGCAGCGTCGACGCGGACGGCAACGTCGGCATCGCTCGTTGAGAGGCGCTGCAACCTGGCCTGGATCTCGTTGACCTTGGCCAGGGCGGTCGCGGCGTCGATGTCGATGCCGACGCGCTGGTCCCGCAGGGCCGTGAGCTGGCCGCGCAGCGACGCAATCTCGGCCGCCGCCTCGCTCGTGTCGGCGCCGATATTGATGTTCGGAAGGGACGCCTCCGCCTGCTGCACCGCCATGCGGAGCCGCTGGCCGAACGTGCCGTCCGTCTCCAGCCGTACCCGTCCCGGCGTGGCCGAGATACGGTCGATCTCCGCCTTGACCGCTGCCAGTTCGGCGCGCGCGGCTGCGGTGTCCGCGCGGACGGACACGTTCGGGTGGGCGGCGCCGAGACGGCGGAGCTGCTCCTCAATGTCGGTGATCTCCGCCTTTGCGGCGGCGGTGTCGATGTCGACACCGATCCGCTTGCTGGCGAGGGTCTCCATCCGGACCCGGAGCGCCTGTAGATCGGCGTCGGCCTCCGACGTATTGGCGTCGATGTTGATCTTTGGGAGGTTGCGGAATGCCGCCTCCAGACGGGTCTTCATCGCCCGTGCGAACGCGCCGCCGGTCTCCTCGCCCTGCCGGGTCGCCGCCGGGCGGGCTGCGGCACCGCCCTGGGTGATGCCGTCACGCAGCGCACCGCGGATCTCCGCGGTGATACGGGCGGCGATCTGGCTGCCGATCTGCTGACCGATCCGTACACCGATGTCGCCGACTTGCGCCTGCATCGCCGGGCCGAAGGAACGGCCAGCCGCCGAGCCCGCATCCTCGCCCGCCCGGGTGGCTGCCGGGACGAGCCCGTCACGCAGACGCTGGTAGATTCCTCGCATTGAGGGAATTACGTCAACTTCAACGGAGCCGACCTGGATTGCCATGGAAGGGACCCCCTTCCGGTCGTCACCGTCTACGAAGTCCGATCAACGGAGAACGGACATGGTTGAACGAGGTGCGAAACCAGCATCGGCAACGAATTCCGGGGCTAAGCCGCGAATATGCAGGAGAGGTCTGCATGAGATGGTGCCGGAAAATACATACTCGTCGAACGGCTCTTGCAAGATCTGTGCGGCAGAGAAGAGTCGTGAGTATCGAGCCGCCAACCGCGATGCCCGAAAGGCTCAGCAGGCTGAATACCGCGCCGCGAACCGTCCCGCAATCCGAGCGCGCAACGTCCTCAAGTACAAAGAGGACGGAGCCAAGATCCGGGCGTGGCAGGCAGCAAACTACCAGGCGAACCGGGAGGTGATCCTAGGCAGGAATGCGAAGTACCGTGCGGAGAATCAAGACGCTATCAGCGCACAGAAAGCCGCATACCGCGAACGGCTTCGGCGGGACGCTCTCGATCACTACGGGCATCGATGTGCTTGCTGCGGCATCGACACCAGTGACGTCTTCCTGTCGCTCGACCACATTTCCGGCGGAGGCGCCGACCACCGCCGGGCCCTCGGAATGAACGGCGGGGCACAGTTCCACAAGTGGCTTCGCGAAAACAACTTCCCAGCGGATTTCCAGACCCTCTGCTGGTCCTGTAATGGAGCCAAAAGTAAACGCACCCACTGCCCGCATGTACTTCCAACGGTCCCGAAGAATGCAAATCAAAGGTATCGTCGCCGCCTCAAGATCGAGACCCTTGAGGCCTATGGCGGATCATGCGCGTGCTGTGGTGAAGCAGGCGTGGACTTTCTCCACCTGGATCACGTCGACGGAAATGGAAAGGCGCATCGGCGCTCCCTGGCTAAGAACCCCGGAGGCTTTTACGCGACGCTCCGGAAACTCGGGTTTCCTAACGACCCGCCGCTTCGAGTGCTCTGCGGGAACTGTAACAATGCTGTCCGCTTCGGCGTCTGTCCCCATCAAACACTGAATGGTGGGACTCGTTAGGCCGCGCCTCCGTTGATCAGGGCGAAGAGGAACTCTGAGCCCTGCTCCGTGAGCTGCTCGCGCTCCTGGGGAACTGTCACGCCAGGGCGCCGCATCGGCGTTGGGCGCTTGGGCTTATGGCCCTTACCACTGGAGTTGGCGAGGATGAGGATGTACTCCAGCTGGTGCAGGGAATCGGAGATGCCCGCCAGCAGCTGCTCCGTCATCGACCAGCGGCCCTCTTCGGGCCGCCCGTTGCGCGCCTGCTGCTCGTACTCCGCCGGATCCAGGGCGTTCCGCAGGGCGGTCATGGTGGCGGACTCGGGCGGCAGGTGCTGGATCAGCACACGCAGCTGCCGCCACGTCATTGCCCCGCGGTGTACGTCGAGGAGGTCCCGCTGGTAGAAACGCCAGAGGTCAGCCTCTACCGATTCCGCGTGCGCCTTGACGACCGATTGGGTCCACGCGATTTTCCCTGAGACTCACCCGAGAGGTTCCCTGCATCCTCAATGAACAGGTTGATCTCGTCGAAGGTCGGGTCGAGCTCCTCGTAGAGCTCGTAGTCCTCCTCGTGAAGCACGGCAGCCATGAAACCGTCGAAGTCTCCCTGGCGCAGGGCTCGCTGGGCTGACACAGGCCAGGTTCCGGCAGGCGCGACACGCATCCCCTCGCCGCAAAGAGCGACAGTGATGTGCTTGCCGACGGCCTCCACCTCCTGCGCGTCGGCCGCATCGAGTTCGTCGATCTCATCGACGTCTCCTCGAACTGCTGGCGCCAGTTCGCGCGACGCTCGGGCGGCTCGCGATGGGGTGGTCTTTCGGGTGGATGCGGTGCGGCTGTTCGCGGCCATGGGCGCGGGCCTCCTCGTTGATGGCGCGGGCGATGGGAAGGGGAAGGACGGGCGGGCCGGGCCCGCGCCAGCAGAAGAGGCCCGCCCGTCCAGCTCAGGACGCCGGGTCAGTCGGCGTGATGGGGAGCTTGTCGACGTGGTAGACGGTGTTGCCCGCCGCGTCCGGGTAGGTGGTGATGGTCCATTCGAAGCCGCTCATTTCGTCTTGCTTGTACGTAACGTCGGAGCGGTCCGAGATCTCGCCCTGCGGCACGTAGAACCCGCGGGCGCTGTCGCCGTCGACGACGATGAACCAGAACGCCCTGCGGTCCGGCACCGGGCTCGCGGTCTCCGCGAACTTGGTGATCCCGTCACCGTCCGGGACCAGATCGGCGTCGTCCAGCCGGTAGTGGAGGGACATGACGGGCTTGCGGGAGGTCTCCCACACCGTCAGCCCGAACGTCCGGACCGACTTGGTGATCTGCGTCCTGAAGGGTGAGGTCAGCCCCCACGGGGTGAATTCTTGGCTGTCCTCGTCCCACCCGTTGACCAGGCCGTCGTCCGAGATCGCCCCCAGCGCCTGCCACGGGGACTGAGGCTGAGCCAGCGGGGATGCGAGGGCCGGGGTGCCCACGGGGCTGACCCAGCCTCCGCCGTTGGCGCCGACCATCGTGAGATCCGCAGCGCGGGTGATGTTGACCATGATGTCTCCAGACATGGAAGAGCCCGCGCACGGGCGGGAGTTCGGGATCCGGCGCGGGCCCGACCGGTCAGGAGACCGGGTGACTGTAGAGCTGGTAGACGCCACCCACACGGCGCAGGGCCGTGTTCTCGTAAGGGCGGACGGCAGGACGGCTGACCGCATCCACACGACCGACGACGGCAGCGGAGGTGGTGGACCCCCGCAGTTCGCCGAGCAAAGCACCGTGGATCGTCGAGGCCAGGGCGATCGCCGCCGCCCGGGTGGAGTGGTAGACGTCGACGTCGACGAGCGCCCGGTCCAGGCGCAGCCCGTCATCGTCCCCACCGACCACATTGACCTGCACGGTCGGCAGCTCGGACAGAAGGTTGTTGTCGAGCTCGTCGCGGACAACGACCCCAGCACCAAGGCGCTGCTGCAACCAACCGATGACAAGGAGCTCCACGTCGACGGAGCCGACGGCCGCCATCAGCGACCACCCGCCCGCGCGGCACGCAGGAGCACGTGGTGGGCGGGGACTCGCTCGGTGCCGTACTCCACCCAACGGGCGTAGTAGGCGCCGTTCCGCACCGTGGCCGTGGCACGGTCCCGACGCCGACCGCCACGTGCAGTGGATGTGACCTCGAAGGACGCCTTGTAGTGGCCGGGCGTACCGCCCCAAGACCCCACGTACACGGGAGCGATGGCAACCGCGGTCGAGCGAATGACCTCGGCGCGGCGGACCATCTCCGCCTGGATCATCGGGCTGCGAAGGAGCTGCCCGACACCCCTCTTGGACATCTTGAACTTCGCGGGCATCATGGACCCCTTTCAACCCAAGGGGGACGTATGCACGTCAAGGGAGTGCTCGGCAGCATCAGCTTCGACGGCGAGTGGGTGACCATCACCAAGAGTCCGGTCGGTCAGCAGGCCAGGCAGTTCCGCATCCGGGCCGCCGACGTCACCGGCACCCGGCTCAAAGCGGCCACCCGCCTGAATCACGGGTACGTGCAGATCGTGCTGCCAGGCTCAATGCCAGCCCCCGAGCAGAGCGGGCTTCTTCAGGGCGGCCGGCCGCGCTACGACGACCCGCACAGCCTGTCCATCCCGCACCGCAGCAACGACGCGGCGGCACAGCTCGTCGCGGCCGTGGAACAGGCCCGCGGCTAGCCGGTCACCCGGTCCGCGGCGAACTGCACGGGCCCCTTGGTGCCGGTGAACGGGGATCGCAGCCAGTCGCCCGGCTCGCCCGTCACCTGGCACACCACGCCCCGGATTCGGGCTCGGTCGGTAGTACGGACCACGCTGCCCGGAGGGGCATACACGGTCCACCCGACGATCACGGTGTCCCGCTCCTGCTGCTGTGTGCCGCCCACGGACGGGGTCTCGGCCCGGGGAGTGACGACGCAACCCTTCAGGTCGAAGGACTCGTCGGAGCCGGGAAGTGGCTGGCCACGTGGATCGCGGCCGGGCGACGGTGCGGTGCGCAGGATGCGGACGGTCTCCCCATACGGGTACGGGGCTGGCACTCAGACCCACCCCCACCCGGGCTCGTACTCCAGCCCCGGACCGTAGGAGTCGTCGTAGGGCCATGTCGGCGAGGGGTCCGCTGTCGCCGGAGTCGGGTCGACAGTGAAGGCGCCACCACGGCCCGCCAACGACTTCAGGGCCGCCTTGTCCGCCTTGGTCAGGTACAAACCGCCCGAGCCTGACGGCCGCTGTACGGACATCGGGCCGATCGTCTCGTAGCTGACCTGCTGGGGATTCACGTAGGCGCGGCCTGCGACCGACAGGACGACCGCAGTGGCCTGGGTCGGCAAAGGCTTCACGATCGACTCAGCGAGCGCGACGGCCTGCTGGATGAGCAGGTCCGCGCGGTCACCCTGGATCTCTTCGATGCCCAGGAAGAGTGCGAGCTGCTCGGCGGTGGGAGCGATGAATGCCACGGTAACCTCCTAGCGGGCCAAGGACTCCACGGCGTCACACCAGGCGGACAGCTCGTCAGACGGGTCGAGCTCCGCAGACCGGGCCCGCGCCTTCTTGCTCGCGAGCCGGTACTCGGCCGGTGTCAGCAGCTTGCGCAGGACCGCCTCGTACCCGCCGACGTCATTCCGGTCGACGAAGATCCCAGCCTCACCAAGGGACTCACACAGGCCAGGGGTCGGGTGGGCGACGACCGGGATACCGGAGGCTAGCGCCTCGCACCCCACGCGCCCCCACGATTCGTAGGACGACGGCATCAGCAGCACCCGAGTCCGGGAGTAGACCCGATCCCGCATCTCCTGGCCGTCAACGTGCTCGACGATCTCCACATTCGGCAGGTCGGGGAGGACCTGCTCGCCGTAGGCGCCGCGCACGGCGAGGAACTGCTGGTCGGACATCCGGCGGGCCAAGGCCTCCAGGACCCTGCCGCCCTTCTCCGGATTGCAGTTGACCAGCGTGATCGCCTTACCGGGCTTCGTCGCGTAGTCCTCGGCGAACACCGGCGGGCGTACCACCAGTTCGCTGTCCGGCCGCACGGACTTGGGGTACTCGGCAAAAAACAACTCTGCCTCGGCCCGCATCCACTGGGAGTTGTAGACCGCCATCGCGGTCCCGCCCGCAGCCATGTCCCGGTAGGTGGGCCGGTGGGTGTTGTGGCACACCGTGATCACCGGCTTGCTGTACCCGCGGGCCAAGGCCAGCGTCGAGGGCACGCACTCCAGGTGCGAGACCAGGACGTTGGCAGTTCGCACGGCCGACGAGAAGTCGAGGCGGGCCTCCAAGGGCACCACCCGAATCCCCCGGTAGTCGTAGGGCTCGTGAGCCTTGCTGTACCGGGACAGCCACACGGAAACGTCGTGACCGCGCTCCACCAGGGGACGCAGCATCGACACCAGCATGTGCTCGGCCCCGGCATTGTGCTCCGGAGGCATGGCGTGCACGCGGGCCACGATGCGCAGCGGCTTGGCCGTCCCGCCCGGCGCGGATGCCGGGACGGCCCTACTCACGTGCCGCTCGGGGTGCCGGTGAACTTCACGAACGCTTCCGGGTCGCCGAGGACGAACCCGTAGTACGCCTCCGCGAGGAGCAACACCAAGTTCTCTTGGAAGGCGCTGTGCACGCCGCCGTCCTCATCGATGTACGTCGCCTCACGGCTGATCTTCACCGTGATGTCCATACCGACGCCATACGCCGTCTGCGACCAGTCCCCGCCGATCGCACGCAGCCCCGTGTCCGTACTCGTGGACTGGCGTCGCACCTTCCCCGACACGCTGCGCGAGTACGCGAGCGGGTTCCCGACGAGAGAGCCGGCCACCGCCATGCCCGTCCCGGTCTCACGAGTCTCGACGAAGATCGGGCGGCCGGTGGTGTCCGTCGCGCCGAGCAGCTTGGGCTGCAGCCGGTGGTCGGCGACCGTGCCGGTGTAGTCCCAGACGTCGTCGACGATCTCTTCCATGCCCTTGACGAAGTCCAGCCAGATACCGCCGACGTTCTGTGCCGAGGTGCCCAGGGCGATTGACTTGGACGTCATCGCCAGGTAGTCGGCGAACGGGCCCGTCGCACCCTTCATGGTCTTGCCGTGGATCGTCGCCCGGTCGAAAGCGCGAGAGAAGGCCGTCGGCAGGTCGGACTGCAGCTGGGTCCAGAGGCCCGCAGCGTTGGACTGCACCACCTCCATCGCGACGGGGATGAGGACGGCAATCTTCTTGCCCGCCATCGTCTTGATGTCCACGCCGCCCGTACCCAGCGGCTTACGGCCTGCCTGGTCCACCCAGTCGGCCGTCGGCACATCCAGTGGGACCGGCACAGCGGTGGTCGCCGACATGCTCAGCGGCACACGCCGAGACAGAGACATGACCGCCGACTGCTCGACGGACTTCTCGAAGATCGGGCCGGTCAGAGTCGGTGGGAGGAACGTCGCATTGACGTCACTCAGCTTGATCGGATTGGTGTGAGCCATGGAGGGCTACCTCTCTCAGCGGCCCTTCAGGGCCTCGTTCATGAGCCCGGCGAAGATCACGCCGGGATCGGAAGATGTGCGATTGCCGTTGCCCGAGGAGCCCTGCGTGCGGTCCGGCCTCGGCGAGCGCGGACCCTCGTCCGGCTTGCCCCAGTGCGGCTTGCGCTTGAGGAGCGTGGCGAGGTCCGCCTTGATGGCGTCGGTGTCGATGACCCCGTCGTCGTCCACGTAGGCGGTGAGGTCGAGCGCACCAGCCGCATCCTCCGGATCGGCGAAGTCCGCCGACGCCAGAGCCTCGACCTTCGAAGCGACCGCGCCGCGGATGGCCTTCTCAGCGCGCTCCTGCGCCTCGGCGAGCTGACCTGTAAGCCGCTCGGCCTCCGACTTCTGCGCGTCCTCCTGCTCTTGCGCCCGCTTGGCAAGCGGCTGCAGTTCCTTCAAACGCTTACGGAGGTTCTCCGCTTCGCTGTTCGCCTTCTTGATCTTGGCTTCGGCGCGTGCACGGTCGAACGGTTCCTCCTCGGCGACCTCCGCCTCCGGGGCGGAATCGGTCTCCTGCGGCTGCTCGTCGACCTGCTGCTCGGGTTCGATGTTCTCGGGCATGACGGTGTCGCCCTCCAGGGGCTGAGAAAGGCCACCACCAGGGCGGCCATGAGTGATTCAGGAAGAGGACGGCAGCGGATTGCTGTCGTGCTCGGCGAGCGCCAGACGGAAACGCCTGAGCTGATCGCCCGAGTGGCCCTGCGCGTACTCGCGGTACAAGCGGTCCCACTCAGCTGCATGCGGAGACAGCTCGAAACGCTGCCCCCGGAAGACGGGAATGATCGCGCAGTGACAGTGGTCGTGAAACTTCACGACCGAGGCGTCACCGGTGAAGCGTTCGTCGGCATCCCTGCCTGCGGTCCGGGCGTTCTTGTATACGGCCCCGCGGGTGGCCATCAGCTTGCAGAACGAGCAGGCGCCCAGGGCCGCCGCCCGCGCGTAGGCGACCGCCGCACGGTCCCGCTCGACGGCCTTGCGCATCGTCGACCGGCCCTGATCGGCTACCAGCTTCTGCACGGCGGCCTCGGCGCGCGCCTGCGCCTGGTCGAGCCGCACGTCGAGCGGCACGTCCGAGTCGGTCTGCCACAAGTCCGCCACGGCCCACCGCAAGCTCTTGTCCACTTGCTCGTCCGGCAGCGGATCGGAGGGACGGGGGTCGAAGACGCCACCCGCTCGGGCGGCCACACGCTCCTGGGAGTACGACTCCGACGCCAGCGACGCCGACGCCGCCCCGTACTGGTCCACCAGGGCCCGCACAGCCGTCATCCACAGCGGTACGGAGTCCTGTAGCCGATCCGGATTGATCAGCCGTCGCAGCCCTCGCAGATCCCGTACGAGAAGCCGCGTCAGCAGGGACTGCCGAGCCCGCAGCCGGGCGACGGCAGGTGAAGCGTCAGAGACTCTCGTCGCCATCGTCGGCCTCCGACTCGTCGGCGGGCAGCGCCTCCTGGGCTCCTGCCTGCGTCAGCCGGGATAGCAGAGAGGCGCCTTGCGCCCTCCGTCTGTCGGCGGCGACCCGGCGGCGCTGGTCCTCCGACAGGCCGGCCATCTCCAGCAGCACATCACTGTCCGCCGGGACGATGCCCGCCTGCGCGAGCTTCACCGCCGCGTCCGTCTGAGCTGCCAGCGTCGGAGTCGCAGGGTTGCGCCACACCGTCTCGATACGCCGACTCCGGTCCGGCGGAGTGCCGTCACGCACCCACAGAGCCAGCCGCATCGCATCCCGGTGAGTGGCACCGAACCGCTTGACGCGTCGCTCGGCCTTCTTCACCAGCATGGCCTCACTGGAGCGGATCGCGTCCGCGCTGGCGGGGTTGTCGCTGGTGTATCCCAGCATGTGCGGCGGAAGACCGAGCTGGGTGGCCATGATGCGGGCGTACAAGTCGATGATTTTCGTCTGGCCTGACGGGTCATGGGCAGTGAACTGGCCGACGGTCGGGACCTGGCCGTCCTCGTCCCGCTCCAGTGCCAGGACACGGCCGATGTACGTCTCCCAGGCGCTCTTCGTATTGCCCTCGGCATCCTGGAAGGCAGACTCCGACGCGCCGAGGATGTACCGCTGCGGCGCCCCGAAGAACTCGGCCGCAACCTCCATGCCCATCAACCTGCGGCACGCCGCATCGGTGATCGACATGACCTCGGGGGTGATCTCGGACTTGCCCACCCGGTCCGCGGTGCGCTGGCGGTTCGCCATCCGCAGAACCGGCGGCAGCCCGAGGCGGTGCTGATCCCGGTCGATGACCTCCCAGCCCCCATTGGCCTCCACCGCGAAGATGGTCTCGTCCGGCAAGTACAGGCTGACCAGCCGCTCGTCAGGCGCCAGCCCGAAGTCCCACTTGTCGACCGACTCCCGCAGCGCGAACCGCGGCAGCCGCAGACGCGCATCCCAGTCGAGCGTCATGTCCAGCGGCGACTCGAACGTGATCAGCGGCGGGGAATCAGGGTCGTCCGCCGACCCCACCGTGATGTACTCGCGGCCGTAAGTCAGCGCGTCCAGGTGCGCCAGCGACGACTCGTCGTACAGGTCATTCGCCTCAGCGATCTCGTCCAAGTCCGCGCCGTCAGAGCCGTCAGCCCACCGGAACGCCTCCAAGTCGAGGCGCTGCTCAAGGGCCTCAATACCGATCCGCGGCCAGCCGATGACCGTATGCAGCCCCTTCAGCTGGGGCGGGATACTGATGCCGAGGTCGCGCACCAGCTGCTCGCCGCCGAAGTACGCGTCGAACAGCTCCAGCTTGAAGCGCTGGGAAAGCAGGTCCGAGCGGAGCATCGTCAGGATCTGCAGCTCGTCGTCGGAGAGGCCGATCAGCGGGAGGGTGGGAGTCGTCACCGGAGGACCACCACCCTTCCCGAACTGCGCTTCTTCTTGCCGAGGCCCTTGGCAACCGCGTCGACCCGGCACTGCCAGGCCAGAACTGCGGCGACAGCCGCGTCGATCTTCCGGGGTGACTCGGGATGCTCCTTGGCGATCTGGATACCGCTGCGGGACTCGCGTCGCCGGGCATTCAACACGTGCCGCGCCAGAACGCTCGACCCGTCATGCGTGAGCTCGCCGTCCACGACGGACGAGCGGAACTTCTCCAGCGCGCGCACGATCAAGTTCGACCGCCCGCCCGTCATCCACCACTCGATCGGATGCTGCACCGTCGACTTCACCTTCAAGCGACGGCCGTGCTTCGCCTCCCAAGTCGCGATGTGCGACTCCCACTTCGCGGGGTCCGCATACATGCCGACTACCCGGTAGCGCTTGAAAGCGTCCTCCACGGTGGCCAGCACCTCCATCGTCGGAACCTGCCAGTCGATCCCGAACGGCCCTTCAGGTTGCTCCCAGCAGCCCAGCAGGAACAGGTGGCCATCGGAGACGCGGCAGCCCACCAGGGCCGTCGCGTCCGTCACGCCGCGGGACCGACGGCGTGACCCGTCGAAGCCCATGACGATCTCCTCGCCCTGCCCCACGACGGCGTCCGCTGCAGCAACCCCGGCCCATTCCGGCTGCGAGATCCACGAGTCGGACGCGTGAGTGATCTGGTTCAAGTAGAAGCGCCGGGCGTCCTGCGGGTGAGTCGACGGGTCCCACACCTCCGCGGCGATCCGCTCCAGGTCAACCCAGCCGCCCGCAGCCTCTGCCGAATCGCCATAGACGAAGCGCAGGCCAGCGAGCAGAGACTCGCGATCCGTCATGTCCGTACCGGCGTCGGCTTCACGGTGGTCGTACAGCAGGCCGTCGTCCCGAGCTCGCCCCTCAGCGATCCGCTTCCAATACTCCGCCGAGTCCTCCGCCACGCTCCCCTCGCCGGGGAGATAGGCGTTCGGCGACTCGATGCTCGTGCCGTTCGTCTTGCCGAGGTTCCTGCGCAAGGTCGCCGCGAGCTTCACACCGCCGTTCGACGGCCGCCACTCTTCCGTCTGGTCGAGCACGCAGAACACCGGACGGTTGCCCTCACGGGACGTCGCCGCGCTCGTCACGAACTCAATGCGGCCCTTGGGGAGGTTCACGAAAGTGTCCAGAGCCTCAAGCCCCGGATACTCGTCGAGAGCCGGCCCCTCGCGGAGCATCTCCAGCAGCGGAGCCCACGCGTTGCGGGTCTGATCCTCAGATACGGCCGCGAGCTGCACCCACGGAGTTCGCAGATCGGCCCACGGGCGCCCTACGGGCTCGCCGTCCGCGTCCCAGCCGTCAGGAACGACCGGCGCCAGCGCCTCCGCGCAGGCAATGGCGGCGAGCACAGGGCTTTTCCCCAACCCTTCGGCCTGGAAAGCACGCCCCGGCGGTACCGCCTCCTCCCCGTGCGCGGGTCGACGGCATAAAAGTTCAGGATGAACTGAGCCTGCTCACGAGTGAGAACCAGCGATTCGAAGTCCGTCCGGTCCGGTGCAGCCAGCATCTCGCTCATCCAGTCCAAGACGTCATAGCCCAGGGTCGGCATCTCCCCGGCGTACCTAGGCCCCCTCCACGGCATCGCCACCCCCAGGAAGCACCTTGAGATCCGCATACCGCTGCTTCGACGAGCCACCGGCCGGACGCTTGCTATCCGCCTCGTCGGCCTGCGCGAACTGCATCCGCAGCCGGGCGCGGTCCTCCGGAGTGGCGCCGAACTTCGCGACACGAAGCCGCAGTTCAGCCGCTGCCGACACCTCGCCCGACCAGAGGCGAGCGTGCACGATGGCCGTGTCGAGGAGGAAGTCCCAGTCGGTCGAGGAGAAGTGCTCCGCCTGCGGGGACGCCCTCCACATCTCCCACCAGTCCAGGGTGCGCGCGGGCCACGAGTGCTCGACGAGGTCGCCGTCCTTCATCACCTGAAGGGTGGGAAGTTCCGGCGCCTCCGCCTGCTCGAAGCGCAGGAGCGTCTGCGAGACCGGGTCCCTGTTCGCGCGTGCGCGCCTCGACGGGTTCTTCGGCTGGGGGCCTCGGCCGGCCATGGCCATCACCCCCGTCCAGAGCTACGTCAGAGCGAGGAGTACCTCGGACAGATCGGCAAGGCTGCTCGGTGAGTTGCGCCAGACCGTTCCGGTCACGGCGATGTACCGGCGGTCGCCGTACACCTCAAGTCCGGTGCCGCCCGGCATCGAGATTCGCCGGCCGTTCGTGAGGCTGCCACGGCCCCAGACATGCAGCCCTGTGCCGGACTGGCTCACCTCGATGAACGTCTCCGGCAGACCGTCGATGAGGTCGGCGGCCCACGAGGCGAGAACGCCCCGCTCATCCAGAACGTGGTCGAGGTCGATACAGAGGACGCCGTCGGCGACCGTCAGGACGTAGCCGAGGCCCACGCCGGCCGTACTGCGGGCCGCGGTGCCGTAGTCCGACCACGACGAGGGGTCGGTCACGGACGCGAACCGCGAGTCGGTGCGCAGCGGCACCTTCCGCTCATTCCAGCGCACCCACCGGTCCCGCACTCGCAACTCCGCGGGGATCGGGTCCACATCGGCCCGCTGCCGACGGCGCGCGCGGTAGGCCTTCGCCTCGCACGACCGCGAGCAGTGCAGCCGGTCCGACCGGTGGATCACCGGGAGGGGGCCGGCGCAGGCGACGCACGAGGTGGCGGACATGCGTCCATGATACCGCCTCTGTGTGTAGGCTACTAGCCCCTGACCTGCACAGATGCCTGATCGACCACATCGAGGGGTGGGCGAGTGGTCTAGACCGAGTGTGCATCGTCGCAGGTCACAGGATCCCCAGACCCGTAGCCGCCCACGCCGCGTATACGTCCCCGATCCGTGAGAGCCGGCCGGTACCCCCAACCCCCCTGGTCACGCAGCGACGGCCGACCAGTCGTCGACGAGGTCCCGCTTCACGCTGTTGCAGTAGAAGTGGGCGGTCTTGATGTTGGTCTCGGCGTGCGGTCCACCGCGGGCCAGCGGAACGACGTGGTCAAGCACAGGTGCAGCAAGGTCAGGTACGACCGCATCGCGGTCGACTAGGTCACCGCATATGTGGCATCTCCAGCCATCACGCTCGTGCACTCGCCATCGGGAGACGGAGCCGACCGCCGAGCCGACCTCACGGGCCCGCCTGCGTGACGCCTTATCCCTGGCCTGGCACTGCTTCGAGCAGTGCTGGACCCCGATCCCTGACCGCCTGCGCGTGAAGTGCTGCCCGCATCGCGTGCAGTTGCCGACGACCCACACGATCTCTCCCGCGGTACCTGCGGCGGCCTTGTCCAACCTGCGCTGTGCCTGTTCGAGCGGTGTCCGCTTCGGCGCGCTGGGCTCCCGGTCGACTCCGTACTGCGCGTCGTAGAAGCACGCGTGCGAGCAGTACCTCGCGGTCGCCTTGGTCACAGTTGCATCGCTGCCACACTGCTGGCATGTGATCGCGCGCTGCCGCTTCTTGCCCCTGTCGTACTGCCTGCTGTGGTAGTTCCCATGCTCGGCCTTGTAGCGCTGCTGGAACTCACGCTGGCGCGCGTTGACGTGCTGCCTCTTGCACTCGGGGTCTCCGCATTGAACGCGGCGGGGGTTGTCCATAGGGGTGCCGCAGTAATGGCAGGGGTTCATGTCTGTCTCCAGGGCATGCGAAAGGCCCGATGCCTGGAGACATCGGGCCCTTCTTCCCGCGGGAGCGACCCGCAGGCGTCTTCGGTTGTGTGGTGGTTCAGCGCCGCCGGCGGCCGGGGTTCATGCGACTGCCCGTGCCCACGCCGGTGTTCCGGATGTGGAGGAGCTGGCAGTAGCCCTTGGCTCTGGCGCCGAGGTAGGTGTGGAGCTGGCGGGTGCATCGTGTCCAGTCGCCCGGAGCGCCCCATCGGATCTTGGCTCCGCCCTGACCTCCTGCGCTCCAATACCTGCGCAGGGTCTCGGCGTTGCCACGGTTGCGCCTACTACCTCGTCCTCGTGCCACGTGGATCACTCCTCGTGCTGGTCGTCCTCGGGTTCATCGATGCGGGTGATGGTCGCGCCTGCGTGGGCTGGTAGTGCGAGGCATGGTCCGTGCTGGTCGGTGAGTACTGCCCAGCCGTGCGCGATGCTGAGCTCCAGCTGGTCGTCCTCGGCGAGTACGTCCTCGCCCTGCCCCTTCGGGTAGGTGATCAGGTAGCCGGGCATGTCACCTCGCTTGGAACAGCTCGGGATGCAGGGCTCGCTGAGCGGCATACCTGCGGCGCATGCAGATCCCGACAAGGCCGTCGAGCCAGCAGGACACTCCGTCCTTGCAGGCCCTGTGCCACAGGACGCCAGCCCGTTGCTCAGCCCACCACCAGAACTCGTGGCGGAGTCTGTTCATGATTCCTCCTGCCTCAACCCGGGGTGCTGCTCGGCGGGCCGGGTGCGTCCGGGGCGGGGGTTTGCACGTTGGGCGGCGTTCCCTTCGGCGCTGCTCTTCTTGTCGTGGCAGGGTCCGCACACGCCCTGAAGATCCGCAGGTCCGTTGAGATCGGCCTTGGCCACGATGTGGTCGCACATCGTCGACGGCCGCACGCCGCAGATCTTGCACGCCGGGTCGCGTTCCAGAATCCGCGCGCGGATCGTCGCCCACCCTGGGGGCAGCCGGCGCTTCCGGTCCGACCCCCTCCACCCGCCGCTCATGACGTCGGCTCATGCCGGATGCTGAGGCTGCTCGCGAAGACGGTGAGCGTCACGGTGACCAGCTCGTCAGACCGCACGTCGCCGACCATCACGGTGGCGTCCCTCGGGATCAGCACTTCCTGACCGTTGATCCGTAGCGCAGTTGGGGCCAGTACGTCGTGTGAACCGGCGTCGCTTCGGTCGAGGATCTCGATGTCCACACCCTGGGCCTTGGGCTTGGGGATGGTTTTGTAGGCGTCGTCCTTCGGTACCCATGCGGGAAAGTCCTTGGCCATGGCGCGGGCTCCTGTAGTGGCGGGTCAGGCGTTGAGCGCCCGTCGGATGCCCTCTTCCAAGGTCACCTTCGGGTCGTAGAAGGCGAGCATGCGCTTGGGGTCGCACACCCTGTGGTGCACGCCCTGCGGCGCGGTGCTCACGTGTTTGATGCGCGGGCTGTACCCGGCGGCCTGGGTGACGTAGCCAGCGAGTTCGTCGAATGAGGTCGCCCTGCCCCAGCCCAAGTTCACCGGTCCGCGCACGTCCTGGTCGACGGCGGCGAGGGTGGCGCCGACGAGGTCGTCGACGTGGATCCAGTCGCGCGTCGATCCGCCGTCGCCCCATACCTCGAACGGGTCTTGCCGCGCTTTCGCGCGGGCGATGAATGCGGGGAACGGGTAGCAGTCGGCCTGATCCGCGCCGTACCCGGAGAACGGCCGGAGGATCGTCATCTGCGTGCCCTCGGCCTCCGCATACTGGCAGAGCTGCTCTCCGGTGAGTTTGGCCAGCCCGTAGGTCGCGTCGGGGCGTCCGGGCTGCTCGTAGTTGATGTCGTCCTCGACGAGGCGGTGGATCTCGCCCGGCTGCTGGAGGGCGGTCGGGTAGGCGGCTGAGGAGCTGAAGTACACGGCGCGCGGGATGTAGCTGCGGGCCAACCACCGCATGTACCAGGAGTCGAGCGCCAGGTTCGTGGCGACGCCGAGCGGACTGCCGTCGATGGAGGCTCGGCCGCCTACGACCGCCGCGCAATGGATGGCAAGGTCATAGACGTCGGTGCTGTAGCGGAAGAGGTCAAGCGTGTCGGAGTGCCGCGGTTCGAGCTCGATGCCGTCGACGTCCCACCCGCGCGCCTCCATCGCTGCGTGCAGGTGCCTGCCGATGAAGCCGCGGTGACCGGTGAGGAGAACGTGCAACACGCCTCACGCCTCCTGCGTCCGCGCTCGGTCGGCCAGCCAGCGGCGGAGGACGGCCTGGTTGTGGCGGCGGGCATCGGCGAGCGTGTTGTGTTCCTTCGGCAGGTTCGGGGCAGCGTTTTCCATGTGGCGGCCGTCGTCTGGAACCTCAAGGAAGTAAACCGGGTCGGTCATGCTGCCTCCTCGACGAGTTTCCGGAGCTTGGCCAGGTCGGCTTCGAGTCCGCCTTCGTCGCGGTAGGCGTAGTAGGCGGCGCCGTCGGCTCCGACCTGCTCGCGGCTGTTGCACTCCTCGTAGACCGCGTCTCCTTGGGCTTTCCCTGCCGCGGGGTGGAGGTGCTCGATGACCATGTCGGACAGGTACGTGATGCGCTCCATGCCCTTGCCCCAGTCGACCCAGACCAAGTCGATGCAGAGGTGCACGAACGAGGGAGGCGCCATGTAGCCGAGCGTGGTGACGATGTCGGACGTCATCGCGACGGCGGTCGCCATGGCCTCACCCTGGAGCAGGTCGTTGCCGTAGACGATGCCGGGCCCGCCAGTCAGGCACTCGCGGATCCGCGCGTCCCATGCCCGATCAGCAGGGCGTGGCTGGTGGTCGTCGCCCATGAACGCCAGGAAGCGGTAGCCCTTGGCCGCCTTGACCGCCTGCTGGTTGAGGGTGCCGACGAGGCGTCGCCGCTTGCCGAAGGTGAACCGAAAGCGGGCGTCGCCCTTGAGGGCGGCCTGATGCTTCTTGTACTCGCCGATCTCGGGGTCGTCGGTGTCGACGGCGAAGAGAAGGTCGGCGGTGGCTCCGGTGTCGTCCCATGCCTTGACGAGGGCGGGGATGCTGCCGGGTCGGCCGCGGGTGGGGATGATGACGAGCAGGTCGTCGGCCATGGCGCGGGCTCCTGCGATCAGTAGACGGTGACGGTGCCAGCCCGGTAGACGGGCGTCTCGGTGCCAGCGGTGAAGGTGACCCAGACTGCGTACTCGCCAGCCGCGAGTGTGACGGCGCCACCAGCCGGGCCGACGAGGATGCGGGCGCGCGGGGTGGCCCACTCGCCGGTGAGCCAGTCGCCGGGCGCCGGGTTGGCAGCCGTTGAGAGGAACGCGAACTTTGGTGGCGCGGGTGACGGGACGCTCGCGCTGGCCACCTTCGCGACGGCGGTGACGTGGATGAACTCGGTGCTGGTGGCGGCTATTTCCATGGTTCGCTGACCGTCCATCCGCTTCGCGCCTTGCCGACGTAGGCGTCGACGTCGTCGAGGTCCGGGCCGACCGTGGTGGCGCTGAGGTCGGACTCGGCCGTGAGTCCCGCGGACGCGACGGCAGTGAGCCGGGTGTCGGCGGTGAGGGTGCCGTCGGCTGTGAGCGCCGAGCTGACGACCGCCGAGTAGACCCCGGTCGCCGTGAGTGTGCTGTCCGCGGTGAGGGTGGCCGAGGCGGTGTACACGGCGCCGTTGCTCAGGGTGTTGACCTGGTCGTACTCAGCGTAGTCGGCGGTCCCTGCGTCGCGGTGACAGAACAGGTCGAGCGCGAGCGTGTCGACCGCGCTCGTCACCCAGGGCGGTGTCGCGAGCGTCCTGCGGTTGGTCCACGTGGTTCCGTCGGGTGAGGTGTCGAAGAGGATGGTCCCGCCGGTCTCCTGGACCCTCAGCCACTTGTGAGTGGTGGCGTTGTAGGTGATGTCGACGCTGGCGGGGTCGTAGTAGCCGACCTCCGACTTGCAGCGGAGCAGGCCGCCGACAGCGTTGATCACGAATCCGAGCCGGGTTCCTGCGGTTCCGGAGAGGATCATCATGCAGGCGATAGCTTCGGTCGTCGCCGTCGACAGAGCCGGTACGACGGGGACCTGGAGGTACACGCTGCTTCCCGTGAGCGTGTACGCGTATCCGGTCTGGTAGCCCGCGTATCCGGTGGTGCAGGGGACGCGTGCACGCCCGCCAGGTTCAGTGACGCCGCCGTAGGCGTTGCCCCACTCGGGCCCGGTGATGCCGTCGTTGAAGTTGTCGACCAGGGCGGTGAACAGGGGCATCGTTCCCCCTGACTATGCGAGCGAGAACGTCAACTGGGAGGCCAAGATTTTGAGTTCATCGCCTGCCAGGACGGTGCGGTTGGCGGCGAGCGACCCGTACCAAAGCCTCACCGGTGTGCCTGCGGAGTCCCATACGTCGACGCCTACGACGGTGGCGGCTGGCATTCCTGTCCAAATGAGGTCGGCGCTGTTGCTGGTGGCACCGTTGACTGCGGCGCCAGCTGTCAGCGTCTTCCGTGCGTAGGATCCGCCGGTCACTTCAGTGCCTGCCGTCGTGTCCGTTCCGACGACCGTGACGAGCGCGACCTTGAGCGGCATGGTGGGCGCCGTGGTCGTGTTGCCCATGACCCAGTCGATCATCCGGTTTTCGGCAGTGTTGGTTAGTGCATCGGCGATGACGTCCACCTCCTATGTCGTGGTGCTGTTGGTGATCAGGCCGAGGTTGTGGAGCGCGGCCAGGAGGCTGGCGAGTGCGGTTCCGTCGGTGCGGCTGCCGGTGGCGGTCTGCCGTGCGATGGGGGCGACGCCGTGGAAGCCGAGCTTGTCGCCGGTGCCGTCGAGGGTGTGCTTGTACGCCACGTTGACGGTGCTGGTCTGCACTCCGGCCAGGAAGGCCGTTCCGTTCTCGACTGCGGCGATCCGGTTGAGGAGGTCGGCGAGGTAGCCGTCGAGGTTGGAGACGTTGCCGTTGGTTGTCGCGAGCGCGGCCAAGGTGGCGAACACCGAGCTAGCCCATGCGCGATCCCCGTGCGGGTCTGTGGCGCCCGTGTGGGTGGTGATGGCGGTGTCGGTGTACGCCTCGGCCTCGGCGTTGCTGCCGTCGGCTCCGGCGGGCCCGGTGGGACCTTGCGGCCCTGCCGCCCCGATCGGGCCTGCCGGTCCCGCAGGTCCGGCCGGGCCTGATTCGCCCGCCGGGCCTTGGGGGCCTTGGCTGCCGGTGTCGCCCTTGGGTCCTGCGGTACCGGTTGCGCCGGTTGCGCCGGCGGGTCCGGTCGCGCCGGTTTGCCCCGTCGGGCCAGTGGGGCCTTCGTTGCCGGTGTCGCCTTTCGGTCCGGCTGGCCCTGTTGCTCCTGTGGGCCCGGTCGTGCCGGGCGGCCCCTGCGAGCCTGTTGGGCCTGGTGGTCCGGGCGGGCCGGGGACGATGACGTAGTCGCCGCCGTTGGGGTCCGTGGGCGCCAGTTCGGCGAGCTTGATCGTTGAGGACCCGGAGGGCAGGGAGATCGAGTAGGTGCTGCCTGGGCTGTCGTACCAGCGCTCGAAGACCCGGTAGGTGAATCCCGTGGGTTTGATGTCCGGGTCGTCGTTCACGGGCAGTGCGACGGACAGGACGCCGTCTACGAGTTGCACTTCGATGTCGCCCACGATGGTCGTGCCGTGGGTGGCAGAGGTCAGCACGTTCGGCTCGGCCCGGAAGGTGACGGGGCCTGTGCGGGGGGTGCCGTCGAGTCGGAGGTAGGTGTGGGTGATCGTGCGGGTGGTCAGCCAGTTGGGCAGTGGCATCGTCACCTCCGCCGTGGTGGGGTCCGCTCCGGCCCGGGGAGCCATCGGTGTAGGGCCGGAGCGGTTCTTGCGGCCGGATGAGCGACCAGCGGCAGGAGTTGGGGGGTGTCCGCCGCCGGGCTTACTCCAGGAGCCGTGGAGGTGGGGGCCTGGCGGCGGACGTCGGAGCCGGTCCGGGGGAAGTCGGCTCCGGGTTTGTGGGTTAGCCGTCGTCGCGGCTGCTGCTGATGTAGCCGCTGTTTTCGATCTCTAGCGCGGCGGTGAGCATGCCGAGGGCTGAGATCCAGTCGAGGGATTCGCTGACGCCTTTGATGAGGGTGACGGTTCCGTCGCCCTTGACGGCTTTGATCATGACGTGGGCGTCGACGGGCATGTCGCCGTCGTCGAGGTCCACGGTCACGCCGAGTGCGTCGAGGAGTTGCCCGACGGGCTGTTCGGCCATGGCGCGCGGGCTCCTCTCGGTCAGCGGTGGGTTTTCAGGAAGACGGTGCGCTTGCCGAGGCAGAGGCCGATCTCCCACTTGTCCCCGTCGCGCTCGATGTGAATCGGCGTGAGGTGGAGTTGCCAACGACGGCTGTCGGTCCATCGGGTGCGGTACCCGCGCGGTTGCACGTGCCCGGCGTATAGGGCCTTCCACTGCCAGGGCTTCTGGCCGCGCCAGACGGTACCGAGGTAGCGGGTGCTGTCGGCGGTAGTGCTCATGAGGCTCCTCTCACGCGGCGTGCGCGCCTTCGGGTAGCGGTGGGGGTTCGGCGAGGGTGACGTCGCCGGTCCATTCGTCGACGGTGCGGCGCTGGAGCTGGCGGAGGTCGTACCGGACTTGCTTGCCGGTGCCGTACCGGTGGATGCGACCCTCGGAGGCCCACCGCCAGATGGTGCCGACCGACCGCCCTGTGTAGACGGCGGCGTCGGCTGCGGTGACGAGCTGCGGTGTGGAGGCCATGGTCACCCCCGGGAATGACGAAGGGCCACCCATGGGTGGCCCTAGCGACAAAAGTTCCAGATGAGCAGATCATGGCTTCGGTGCTGGTGGGATGTCAAGTGGCGCCTGAGTGTGGCATGTCGTCGGCCGCCACTCGTCCCGGTAGTCGGGGTGATCGGCGTAGGGCAGGGCGAGGAGGCGGGCGTTCGTCTGTCGCCAGCATTCCGCACGTTGGTAGTTGCTGTTGTCGTCGTCCATGTCGGCGTAGTACTCCGCGCAGAAGGAGTCCGCTTCGCGCAGCATCTCTCGCTTGGCGTCGACCTCGGCGAGGGCACGCTCTGCCCGGTCCGCCTCATGGGCCGTGATCCGGTCCCGGATAGCATCCCGCGTGGCGTCTGCGATGGCGTCGGTCGCCTTCGCGTCCCACAGCTCACGCGGGAAGTACCCACGCCAAGCCCGCCAGGCACCAAGGCGAGCCGTCGTCGTGAACAGCTCCCAGTACGTGTCGCTGTAGTAGCTGCGCTGCACGATCTGTTCATCCTCGTCGAGGCGGGCGCGCAGGAACGTCACCAGATGGTCGGTCACGGCATCTCCTCAGTGATTGTGGACGCGGATGAGCAGCATGCCGCCCCAGCTGCGGAGCTCGTCGATATCCGCGTCGGTGCAGCCCTTGACCAGGCAGACGGGGGTGGCACGCAGGGGCCGCTCGTCGACGAGGCCGAGCTCGCGTTCCAGGCGGTGGATCTTCGCGTAGTCAGGGGGAGGGGCGAGCGAGGTCTTGGGTCTGCCAACGTTCTTGAGCCTGGTCCAAAGCCGGGCGGGCCAGCTCAGCCAGATGGGAGCTCCGGGGCGGGTGCCGTAGGTGATGCAGGCAAGGACGTAGATGATCTCGGCGGCGAGCAGGGGAACGAGCTCGGTGGGCACGGGCACCTCCAGTGCGGTCAGGGTAGCGAGGAACAGTTACCACCACGGCGGTGTGCCGCTGCCGTAGATTTCCAGCCCGGCGCCCTCCAGGAGGTACGCGGTCGCGGGTAGACAGTCGGGCAAGACGAGTTCGACGACTTCGTGCGTCAGCGAGAGCGGCCTGGTCGGCTCGCAGGCGCCGCGCCATTCCCCGGTGATGGGGTCGACGCCGAGGTCCACGTGTACGGGCAAGGTGGTGACGCCGTCCTCGTCGGGGAGGGTGAGCGTGCCGGGTCCGGAGTAGGTGTCGGCCATGGCTGTGGTCCTCTCGTGCGAGGGCCCCGCCGCGTCGGGGGTGGGTCGCGGCGGGGCCTGGTCTCAGGGTGTCAGTTCTCGGCGAGCGGCACGGTGCGGTTGGCCTCGTACAGCTCGGCCAGTTCGCTGCCGTCGGTGGTGCGGGTGGCGAAGCGCGCGCCGACCTCGGCGACGATTCGGCGGCAGGTGGCGTCGTCCCCTGCCTGGCGGGCGGCGATGTAGTCGGCGACGCTCTGGTGGGTGCTCATGGTGGTCTCCTTCAGTGGGTGTGTTCGGGGTAGTGGCCGCCGCATCGGGGGCAGTACGGAAGTTCCGGGATGTCGAGGCGGAGGACGGACAACAGGCGGGTGATCACGGCTCGTTCACCTCCCGCCCGGAGGTCGTGGTGTGGTGCTTCGAGCTGTCGTTGATGGTGATCTGAGCCCCTCCCGCACTGCGGGTCACGCGGAGCCCTTGGGTGTTGTTGTCGTTGTTGTTGGTCTCCTGACCTGCACCAACAACACCTTCAGAAGGGGCGGGTGGGGGGGGGTAGTGGGGTGCGATGTCCTCGTGCCGGACGCCCGTGCTGCTGCCGTGCCCCTTCATCCGCACCGGCTCGATGGGGACACCGGCGGCGGTGAGTCGCTCGCGGACGGCGGCCGTGGTGGTGCCGAGTTCCTTCGCGAGGACGGCGATGTGGACGTGGGGGGTGCCGACCTTCTGCGCGGTGGCGATGAGGTCTGCGAAGGCCGGTCGGGCCGCGTCTTCGTCGGGTGCTGGGGTCGGGTCGTCTGCCTCGCCCTCGGCGTCCGCGGCAGGCTTCTCGTCGGTGAGCTTGTCCGGCGGTGGGGGGAGGACGCGGGGTCGGTCGTGGGTGCGGTAGGCGGCGATGCACCAGCCGATGGTGAGGGGCCAGAGGAGCCAGGCGGCCCGGTCCGCGTGGGCGGCGACGGCGCCGAGGAGTCCGCCGCCGAGCTTGCGGGCGACGAGGGCGAGGACGAGGAGGATCCCGGTGCGGAGGCACCACTCCCACCCGCTTGCCGCGCCGAGCCAGCCACGGATCCCGCCGGCCCACCGACGGGCGGTTCCAGCTGCGCGGCGGCTGATGGACCAGCAGAGGTAGCTGGAGCCGTGGCCGATGCGGCGGGCGGCGGCGCGGAGCCACTGTGCGGTGGTCATACGAGGCTGCCGAGGTCGAAGGTGGCGATTGAAGTGATCGCCCACGCACCGACTTGGTTGGCGCTGGGTACGACGAGGTTGCCTACGAACGCGAAGATCCCGGTACTGATGGCCAGGAGCACCCCGCAGAACGCGCCCTTCTTGAACTTGCCTTTTGACCCTTGGGGTCCCTTGGGGAACTGCTTGCGCAGCGCGAACAGCACGACGACGAGGACGGTCACCACGATGGCCCCGTTCTGGTCGAGGCGGGGCGCAGATGACGAGGCGATGGTGGTGGCCTTCTGGCCGGTCATCCACGACATGATCAACCCGCCGATGCCGTTACCGCCCCAGCGGAGGAAACCGGATGCGTAACCGAGGATCCCGGCGGGGCAGGCAACCATGAGGGTGCCGAAGGCCATGCCGAACCAAAACGGAATCAGTTCCTTCGGGTCCTTGGCCTTGCCGCCTGGGGCTGCCCCGGCGGTTGCCGCACTGCCTCCGCCCTTGCCGATGCCCCACCAACGGGCATGTTCGATGGCGAGTATCCCGACTGCGAGAGCGAGCCCAGCGCTGGTGACGGAGTAGCTGGCCATGTTGCCGAACCCGGCGGCGAGGCTGATCACGGGCGTACCCCCGTCAGGACGTAGGCGACGGTCAGAAAGGGCAGGGCGATGCAGGTGGCGATGAGCGCGGACCACAGGAGGGTGCGCGTGACGGCCGACTTCGCCTTAGGGATCCACAGGTCTTCGGCGGCTCCGGCGGCGGCGACGCGGTGGATTTGGTCGGCGAACACCAAGATTGCGAGTGGGATGAGTGCGATCACCCACGCTCCGGCGAGTCCGGCCTCCTCGCGGGCGCTGCCGAGGACGTCCGCCCACCAGGTGGTGACCGGGTATCCGGCGAGGATGCAGGCGAGGTTGTAGAAGGGCCTGCACCTCACCCACCAGGCGGGGCCGGGCTCCGGCTCGGGGATGGCGGGCAGGTTGGTGAAGACGTAGTGGGTGTGGAAGTGGATGTCGCCAGGGGGCGGCACCACGGGCGGGGCGGCGGGCGGCGGCACCGGGATGGGGAACGGCCACGCCGTGGTGGGCGGTGCAGGTGGTCGAGGGGGAGGTGGCGGTGGTGCGGCCGGTTTCGGTGGCAGCTCCCCCGGGAGCGGCTGGCCTGCGGGGATGATCCGCGTGGGCACGATGGGGCGGCGCTTGGTCACCACTGGCCCCCGAAGATCAGGGCGATCAGCAGGGCGGCGAGGGCGGCACCGAGGGCCGCGTCACGCTTGTTCTGCGATCGGGAGACGCAGGCAACGGCGAAGGCGATGATGCCGACGGCGAGGACGAGGTAGATCACGATGTGTGGCTCCACAGGGTGGCCGCGGTGGTCGCGGCGGTGAGGGTGGCGGCGGTGCGGTGGTGGCCGCGGCGGATGGCGAGCCCGGCGAGGAGCAGCGTCAGCACGTCGGTGGCGATAGCGGCCTGGGGGCTGGTGAGGCCGAGGAGGGTCACGGCGTGCCAGGCCTCGGCGAGGTCGCGGAGTGGGGTCTCGGTCACGTCCACACCTGCCAGCCGAGGACGCCGACGATCGTGCCGAGGACGAATGCGCCGACGTGCGCCATGAGGGGGAGCACGAGGCGGAGGCGGCCTTGGGGGCGGGTGGCGATCACGCCGACCACGGCGAGGACCGCGCACAGAGGGAAGGCGATCAGGGCGAGGGGCATTAGTTGTAGCCCCCGCCACCCATACCGATGCCGTCCGTGGGCTTGGCCTTGCCGCCGAGGTACTTGCGTACGGTCTCCTGCTTGACCTCCCGGCCGAGGAGGCGGGTGGCTTCGGCGGTTACTTGCACCTCGTCGACGATCCCCTGGGACGCGAGGAGCTTCACGGCCTCCAGCACGTTGGTGGGACGCGGTGCGGATCCGATGCGGATCGGGTCCGGGCCGGTCAGCGGCTCGTCATCACCCTCGTCGAGGGGGCGGTGCGGATCGGGTGCGGATCGGTGCGGACGCTCGATCCGGACCCTCGGAGGCTCGTATCCGAGGACGAGGGCGACCTGCACCGCCGAGACGTGAACCCCGTACGAAGTGAGTTCCGCAGCGAGCTCCGCAGGCGAGGTGCCCGGCTTCGCGGAGTGGGCGAACTGGATAGCGTCCTCGGGGTTCATGCCCTTGAAGTGATCGCGCAAGGCGGCGGATGCGCTGCGGACCGGTGCGGACTCGGTGCGGATCGGATCCGCACCGGTCGTGACCTGGTGTACGGCGCGCGCTTTGGTGGCGTTCCATGCCTGCTCGTGGGCGAGGAGCCACCCCCATAGCCCGTAGTGGGGCAGGGACACGGGCCGTTCTCCTCGGTCGGTCCGCCGGCGGGCGCGTACTCCGGACCAGGCGAGGCTGGTCACCAGGAGCAGGGCGACGGCGGGCGCGGCGAAGAGCAGCGTTGCGCCGATGCCGCCGTTGATGTGCTCGGCGTGGAGGCGGTTGAGGTAGATCGAGACGCCGATGAGGCCGATGGTCGCGAGGTGCGGGCCGAGCGCGGAACGCACCTCCTTCGCTGCTTCGTTGGCGAGGTAGAGGCACGCGATGGCGGCGCCGTCGAACACGGCGGCGGTGAGGACGGCGAGCTGTGCGGGGACGCCGTAGATGTCGTGGGCGACGACGTAGAGGGACCAGGCGGCGATGGATGCGGCGGCGCCTCCGATCAGTGCGAGGGATGCCCACCAGACGATGCGGTTCAAGTTGGTCTCCGGGAGCGGAGTAGGGGCCGGGCCACCGCAGTGGGTGGCCCGGCCGATGGTGAGGTCAGCCGAACGAGCGGATGCGGGCGGCCTCGGACCGGGCCGCGGTGATCGCATCGGCCACGGGGACGTCGGCGATGCCGTTGCCCTGCCAGCCGGTCGCGCACTCGATCAAGGACGACACCTCGTCGAAGAGGTCGGCGCCGGGGGCGTCGTCTCCGGGGTAGGGCGTTTCCGGGTGGCCCCAGACGACGAGGCGTACGGCTGCGTCGGGGTCGAGGTGCGGCATACGTTCCAGGGCGTCAGCGACCCGCCCGAGGGCGTCGGCTACGGCCGTCCAGTTCGTGGTCATCGGGTGCCCCCCCGGTTGGCGTGCGCGTCCTTCTTCGCGGACGTGGCCCGGTCGGCCGCGCCCTGCTCGAAGTCGCGACGACAAGCGTCCGGGGTCGCGGGTGCGTCGGCGACGGTGTTCGGCCGAGGCCGGCGGTCCGGCCGCTGCTCGTCGGCCATCAGCGACCCACCGCCTTCGCCGACAGAACGGGACTGCAAGGACAGAGAGGTTGACGTACTCATCGGTCCTCCTCGCCAGTCTCGACGTCTCGCCCGATGATGACCGTGGTCGTGGCACTCGCAACTCGCTGCACGAGGCCCGGGCTGCGCTGACGGCGGACCTCAAGGCACTCGAAGGCGACTTCGATGTCAGGGCTGCTGGTGCTGCTGTCGCTCTCCCAGCTCCCGTCGTCTTGCTGAACCTGGATGAAGTACTCGGCAACCTCGCGGACGTTCACGAAGTTGCCCGCGTCGTCGGTGTAGTGGGTCGTGGGCATCACGCCACCTCGCCGTCGGCGAGCGCATAGGCGGCCTTGTCGAGGACCATGGCGTACTCGCCCCTGGTGGTGGGGTCCCAGATCCGGGGTGCGGCGTCCAGGATCTCGGCGACGCCACTCGTACCGGCGGCGCTGGCTGCGTTCGCGAGGGTGAGCCGGCCACCGTCGTTCAAGGCGTCGCCCGGGCGGTTGCGGCACATGGTCGCCATGGTGGCGAGCGCGGCCCGGACGCGGGTGGTCGAGTTCATCGGCCGGCCCCCGCGGTGACGGCCCGGAGGACGGGCAGGAGGATCGCCGCGGGTTCGGTCTCGGCGTTCCAGTCGGTGACGGCCTGGACCTCGCCGACCTCGGGGACCGTGATGGTGAGGGTGATCTCGGTGATGTCGTACGTGGTGCCGCAGTTGGTGGTGCGGGTGACCTCGGCGAGGGTCACGGTGCCGCCGAGGCGCTGGAACGCGGTGTTGAGCTCGGTCACGGACCACAGGGCGGCGCGGCGCTCGGTCTCGCCGTCGGCGGGGTCGGGCGTCCAGGTGGTGGGCAGTCCGAGCGCGGCGGCGATCAGGCCGCGGGTGGCCTCTTCGCGGGTGGGTGTGTGATCTGTACGCTTCTGCACAGTCATCTCCTGGTGAAGTCAGGCTGATGGCAGGCCCCGGCCGCTTGGAGCTGTGAACTCCGGCCGGGGCCGTTCTTGTTGGAGCACGAGACCAAGGAGCGGCCTCGCAGACACCAAGCCTAGGCCTTGCCCTGTGAGAGTGCAAGGCCTAGGCTTGGTGTCATATCCGAGCCGCCTCCCGGGAGAGAGGGAGAGCGAACATGGCAGAGGTTCCAGAGGAGGTGAAGAGGCTGTTGGAAGCCATCGATGCATTCGAGGCGATGGAGGATCCGGCTGCCCGTACCAGCGCGGTCTCGCAAGCGCTGCGGGATTGGCCGGGGTATCACGCTCGGTTGCGCCAGGTCCGCGAAGCCAGTGTTCGCGCCCTGCGGGAAGAGCAGCAGAAGACCTGGCCCGAGATCGCGAACATCATCGGCGATGTATCGGCGGAGCGTGCCCGGCAGATCGGCACAGGGGTAACGACTGCCCAGAAGGTCAAGGCGAAGAAGCAGGCCAACGCGGCCAAGAAGGCCGCCGAGGAATAAGAGAAGGCCGAGAAGGATGAGGAGCCGTAACGGTGGACGATTTTTCTGACCTGGTGGCCAGCGGTGCATTCGACTCCGACGAAGCAATGCAGGTTCGTCTCACGTTCCACCCCGCCTACTTGGACGGGAAGATGGAGATGGAGCTGCGCCGAGTCAGCTATGGGGAGGACGTCCCCGGGGAGTATGAGGAGCTGCCCGACGGTGAGATCCTGCGCGAGGAACTGGAGGTGCTGGCAGAGCTGACTCCGGAGGCAATCCGCGCGGGAAAGTCTGAGGTGCGGCGGGTTCTGGGTGAGATTGGCTTGCAGCCTTGGGATGACGAGTGGAAGCGTGAAGGCGAGTACGCGATCTATAACGACGTAAAGCCACTTCCACCGTCGTAGCCCCGCCCCTGCGTGACGGAGCCCCCGCCGGGTCCTTGAGTTCTAGTGGTCGTGGCGGGGGCTCTGTGCTGTGCAGATACGATCCGGCGGTGGCTATCGAACTCTCTGACGACCTGATCGAGCTGGAGCGCACCGCGTGGGCGGAGATCCAGGCCGGGACCCTCACCGTGGAGACCGCGCTCGCAGTCCACACGGCGACCGTGGCACACGCGGAGACCATCGGGGAGCGGCGGATCGACGTGGAGCGGGAGCTGAAGAAGCACGTCCGCCACCCGGAGCTGGCGGCCGGATAGCGGTCCGGATGCGTCCGGCCCCGTCTGGGGTGACGGTGGAGGGGAGCACCCGCGCACGACTACGGGTGGGGCGTCGGCGAACCCGGGTACAGACCCCCACCGGCACGTTGAAGGCCCCTGTGGAAAACCTTATCCACAGGGGTCGCGGTGTTTCTGCTGTGCGCCGTACGGTCCTCCCACTGCCGATCAAGGGAGGTGCTCATGGTGTTCGAGGAGTTGGCCGCTGAGGTGATGGCTGAGCTGCCGGTTGAGGCGCTCGGCGAGGTGCTCGCCCTGATCGAGACCGTACGGTCCGAGCCGCGTGCCTGGCCGTGCGTCGCGGACCTGGGCTCGGTCGAGGAGATCCGCGAGGCGTGGAGCGGGCTGGCCTGGGTGCAGTACGAGCCTGTCGACGGGACGGTTCAGATCCGCGAGATCGGGTGGGCGGGCTGACCTCACCGAGTATGGAGAATGACGTTCACGCTGAGCGCGTCCGCCTCCTGGTCGATCGCCTCAGCGGCGGTGTGGAGGTCGCAGTCGGGATCGTCGGCGAGGTTGCGGTGGGTGGAGGCGATGGCGCGTAGGAGGAGTACGACGGTGTCGGCATCCAGGCACGGCCGACCGTCGGTGCTGAGGTAGATCGGGACGCGTCCGAACGCGGGCGTGGTCTGACTCATGCTGCTGCCCCGTGGGCGAGGGGCAGGGTGGTGATGGTGTCTCGGCCGTACCGTGTGCCGCAGCCGTGGCAGGTGGTGCCGGGGGTGGAGATGGTGAAGCGGAGGATTGTTCCGCAGGGGCAGCGGACGGGGATGCGGGTGGCTGGCGGCTCTTGGGTGATCTGGCGTTCGCAGCGGCGCCTCAGCTTGTAGACCTCGTGGGCGAAGTCACCGAAGGCTGGCGCGCTCGTTGCAGCCCAGTCGAGGTTGAAGCGGAGGGTTCCGATCGCCGCGTCAAGTTGCTGCTGCATGGTGCCCGCACGGTTGGCTTGGGCTCGTCCGTGTTCGGCCCACACCTCCACCCAGGACTGGAGGATGGTGACGGCGCCGCCGACGGCCAGGAGGTCGAGGACTTCCAGACTGACGGGGACGGGTGCGGTGGCTTGTCCGCCGGAGACGACGACGTCGGCGGTGCGGGATCCGGGGACGAGCTGCCGGTCGAGTTGTGCGTACAGGCCACGGGGCCCTGCGAGGGCGAGGAGGTGTTCGTCGGTGGTACGAACGCAGCGGCGGCATGCCTGCTGGCTGATCTCGTCGTCGTACAGGGCGGTGCGGCAGATCGTGCAGGCGGGGGTGTCGTCGGCGAGGGCGAGGTTCACGGGCTGGCTCCTTGCGGGCGTACGGGGTGGGTCAGGCGGTGGGGTCGATGCCGGAAATGCCGCGATCGCTTTCTGCATGGATTCGGGCGATCTCGTCGCTGTAGCTCTCGACGGCCTCGCGTACTTGGATCCAAAGGGCTTCGAGCGGAGTTCCTTCTGCTGGCGCCCACTGCTCTAGTACCTCGCGGACGAGGGCGACGCGACTGCCCTGAAGGTTGCCGACTCGTGCGTCGAGGTGATGCCGCTTGAGCTCGGCGTTCTTGCCTTCGAGTAGAGCCAGCAGGCCCGCCCAGAGCTGATCGTCGGTCCAGACGACTCGGGTGTCCGCGAAGATGGATTCGCCCTCCATCTCGGCAACGCACATGTAGATCAGAGTCGACGCTCCCGACCGCACAGCGACGGTGCTATCGGTGAACTCGATGCCCTCGGCGACGGGGGTGTCGACGTCACGGACGAGCATGAAGCGTCGGGGCAGCTGTTCCGTCATGACTGCACCTTCAGTTCGAGGTAGAGCGCGGTGCGGTCCCGGTGAGCTTTGCCCTCCTTGAGTCGCATGCCGCGGGTGTCCATGCAGGGGGCGCCTGGCACGCAGCGGCAGCGGGGGCAGGTCACCATCAGGGCCCGGTTGTGGATGGTGGGTTCGCGGTGTCCGGTCGGGCGTTTCGGCATGTCAGTCCTCCGTGGTGTCGAGTGCGTATCCGGTACGGCGGGGCTGCCCGTCGGCGCGGGTGGCACTGGCGTGGAGCGACCGCACTTGCACCCATCGGGCTCGCTTGCCGGTGGTGGCGTCGGCGACCCAGGCGCGGTCGTGTCCGGGGGTGTACGCCACGATCCGGATGTGGATGCTGTCGCGTGGGTCGCAGGAGGTGTAGGTCTGGCCGTCTCTGATGGGCATTTCATGCCTCCGTGGTGTTGGTGTTCCGGCCAGCCAGCTCGTCTAGATGCCGGGCGCGGACGAGGTTGTGGCGTGCGTCGGCGAGCGCATTGTGAACCCCACTGGCCTGCTCGGGGAGCTGGGGGTTGCCGAGCCGTTCGGCTTCCTGGCGGAGGTCGTTGGTCCACATGGGAATGCCGGTGGGCAGGTCGCTCATGGGCCCGTACAGCCAGGCGAGGGCGACGTGGTCGTAGGCCCCGTACCAGGCCCATAGCTGTGCGTCGGGGGTGTCGGTGATGAAGCGGCGGACACGGGCGGCGACTTCATGTAGTGGCTGCACACAGGGGTCGGCCACGTTGAGCGGATCCTTGTAGATGATGCGGAGCTCGCCGTGGAACCGTGGCAGCGAAGGCCAGACGTGCTTGGACAGGAAGGGGTGCTTCTTGATCCGCTTGACGGGCATGTCGCGGTTCACGAGGTACAGCTCCGCGCCGTCGGACTCCCGGACCATTCCGATGCTGATCAGGACGATGCTCTTGCCGTCCTCGATGAACTCGCAGTCGTAAAACACTCGTGTCACGTCTACTCCTGGGTCGCTTCGGTCGCTCGAGTTCGTGCGGACATCGGGGAGTTGGTCTCTTCGGTCCCTGCCGGGGCGGGGCGTCCGAGCGCTCCATTCGTCGGGCAGGGCCACGGGGCGGGCGGGTTGTCGGTGCTGCTGGTGCCGTCGTAGGCGGAGCACTCAGCGCAGATGATTTGCCCGCGGTGCTCGACGGGGTGGTGGAGGGCGCGGACGCGGGCGACGGCGGCCTGGGCCTGCTCGACGCGGAGCCGTATGTCCTCCACGTCCTCGACCACTCCGCGCGCAGGTCCGTCGCCGGTGTGGCCGATGGCGGCGGCGTGCATGGCGGCGATGGTCTGGCAGGCCTCGGAGTGCTGGGACTCGGCGTGCTCGGCGCGCTCCTCGGCGGCCTGCCGCGCTTGGTGCGGGGTGAGCTTCCCGACGCGCTGGAGTACGAACGCGTACCGCTCCGGTTCCTCGGCGACCTTCACGGTCATCTCGATCGGCGTCTCGGTGTAGTTCTCCGCGTCGCCGAGCATGGCCCGTGCGGCGCCGACCCATTGGGCGACCATGTCGCGGGCGGGCGCCAGTTCCATGTCGATGCCGTTGCGGAAGTCCATAGACCGGATGCCGGTCTCGTCGAGCTGCTTGGTGATCCACCGTTCGCGGGCCTCCTCGTCGCGACCGTCGAGTTCGGTGAGGAGCTGCTCGATCTCCGTGCGGAGCAACGCGGCCTCGTCGGGGAGGAGTCGGCCGTCGGCGGCGCGGTCGACGAGGTGGAGGAGCTGCTCGGTGGTGGGCTCGGTCATGCTGCTCGGTCCTTCCTGGTTCGGGTGGGGCATTGGGGGTCGTGGGTGGTACCGACGGACGTCCACCAGAGTTCGCAGCAGACGGTGTTGAGGTTGCGCATGAGGGTGTCGATGCCGCAGGTTCCGGAGTGGACGGTGCGGGAGGCGGCCCACATGGCGCAGCACGGGGCGTAGGCGCTCTGGTGGGTGTCGTGGGGTCGGGCGGCACGTTCCAGGGCCGCAGAGAGGCGTCTACGGGCGATGCGGTGGTGGTAGGCGGTGCGGGTCATCGCGTCGGCGAGGAGCACGGCGACGAACGCGCAGCACGCGGCGTGCCAGTAGAGGCCGCGGCGGATGAACTCCACGGCGGACAGGGCCGAGCCCATCGTGAGGACGCCGAGGAGGAGTTGGGTTCGGGCGTAGCGGGTCACGGTGACACCTCGATCTTGGCGAGCGGCACCCCGGCGCTGAGCTGGGCGTGCAGGGCACGAAGCCGCGTCATGGCGTGGGAGTCGCGGGTGTTGAGGGCGCGGCGGGAGTGGCTGGGGATCTTGTTCCAGCAGGCGCGGCAGAGGTAGCGGCCGGGGGCACGGTCGCGTCCACAGCGGGTGAAGCAGGGGCTGGTGGTCACTGGTCCTCCGGGGTGAGCCTGCGGACGCGGATGGGCGGGTCGACGGTCGGGGGTGGGTCGTTGCGGTGGCGCCAGGCGTAGACCGTGGCGCGGGGGCGGACGAGTCCGTGCGCGGCGAACGTCAAGATCCGTTGCGTCCGGGAGTGCACCCAGGGGCCGCCGAACGTCATGCGCCGCCAGACCCAGGTGTCGAGCTGATCGAAGGGGCGGACGCGGCCGAGGACGTACCCGAGGGCGAGCGCGCCGACGGCGATCAGGGCGGTGGTCATTGCTTCCTCCAGGGCGGGAAGAGGAAGTGGCCGCAGAGGAGCATCGCGACGAGCCAGATCTCTGCTCCGGCCAGGACGGCGATCACGAGGCGCTCCCCTCGGCGTCGTCGGCCATGCGGCGGAGCTCGGCGGCGACGGCGTGAGCGCCGCGGTTCCACGCGCTCGTAAGACTGCCCATCTCCGCGCAGTCGGGCGTGGGGAGTTGATAGGCAGCAGCAGCGGCCTCGCGCAGTACGGCCACCCGGTCGACGCCCCTGGGGAGTACGGCCAGCACCGCGTCGGCGTTGTCGAGGTAGTGCTGCTGAGGCTTGATGCTGAGCGTGTCCCAGGGATGGCCGTCATCGGCGGCGAGCGCCTGCGCGATGCGGTCGCGGAGGCGGGGCTCCGCACCGTCGGCGAGCTCCTCGTCGGTCCACACGATGCGGGTGGCCCCGCCGTGTCCGTGGACGGCGACCGCGTCCTCGAAGCGGTCCCAGTGCACGGTCGACGGCCGGTCGCCGAGCCACCTGACGGACGCGGTTCCGTCGGGCCAGCGGACGCCGAGGGCGACGACGCCCGTTCCGGACACGCCGGTCACATCGACGTCACGCTGGAGGGCGAAGCGGCGGGGCTGTGCGGTCATGAGGGGTCTCCCTGGTCGCCAGTGAAGGACTTGGTGTCGATGAGGTGCTGGAGGCGTGCGGTGAACCGTTCGCCGAACTCGGGGCCCATGCGGTGGGCGAGGGCGATGAGTTCGGTCACCAGCGCAGCGGCGCCGTCCTCGTTCATGAGGTAGAGGTTCCGGGCGCGGTCGGGTGTTCGTGCGATACGGCCTTCGAGGAGCATCGCGAGCGCTGGTGCGCCGGTGAGGGTCTCGACCTGGGTGACGGTGGAGTGGTCGAGGATGACGGCGTTGGTGGTGTCGACGATCACGCTGTCGCGGTCGTGGGGGCCGCCGGGGCCAGCGATGTCGCCGCCGCTCTTACGAGGGTCGCCGCTGGTAGGACGGCCGGTGCGCTTGCTCACGTGCTGCTCCTCGTGGTGTGGGTGGTTGGACCGGATGAGCGGTCAGGCGGCGGTGGGTTCGGCGCGGGTGTCGATGTCGGGGGTGATGGTGTAGCCGCTGCTGATCAGGTAGTGGGCGACGCGGTCGGCTCGGGCGGGTCCGGTTTCGTGGAGGGTGTCGGCGTCGTCGAGTGCGGCGGTGACGATGGCGAGGGCGGCGTCGGGGATGGGGGTCACAGGCGTGCCTCCAGTTCGGCGAGCCGCGCTTCGAGTGCGGCGATGCGGGCGGCCTGGTGGTCCTCGGCGGGGAGGGTGTGGTTGGCGGCGCAGGTGCACCAGGTGAGGAGCCGGTTGGTTTCGGGCTGGCCCTGGTTTGCGGCGGTGCCGGTGCAGTACGGCATGGCGTCGTCGTCGAGGTCGGGGCAGCGGTGGCAGTTCGGCGGGCACCGGTGGGTGGCGGTCATCGGCGGGCTTCCTTGCGGCTGGCGTGGGTGTCGGTGAGGTACCGGCCGCGACGGTTCGTACAGCGGGTGCCGGGGCGGGCGTGGCAGTAGGGGCAGGCGACGGCGAGTTCGGGGGTGGGAGCACGGCGGAGGTTGTCGGGGCGGGGTGCGCCGGTCATGACGCCTCGCTGTCGATGAGTTCGGCGTCGGAGGTGTTCTGGTTGGGGGTGGGGCGTTGGAGGGCTCGGGCTGAGGCGTCGCGGATGCGTTGTTCGCGGGCGGCGAGTTCGGCGGCGGGGAGTTCGTCGCGGCCCTGTGCGGCTCTGCGGCGGGCGTTGTGGGGTGTGGGGCGGGTCTTGCCCAGGGGCTGCTTGCTGCTGCCTCCAGCGGCCTTGCAGGGGCGGCCGAGGGCGGCGTGACAGGTGGGGCACTCGACACCGAGGGGGCCGGATCGGCGGACGGTGTCGACGAGTTCGGCGTCTACGGGGGTCTCGTCGGCGACGGCGCGATTGCCCTGCCAGCCCCGGGCCTCCAGCTCGGCGAGGACGTTGCGGTCGGGGCCGCCGTCGAGGGCGAGTCGGCCTGCGGGCGGCGGGACGTGTCCACCGGCGATGGCTTGGACTTGGCCGCGGTAGCGGGTGAGGTAGGCGGCGGTGGTCTCGTCGCCGAGGGGTTCGTACTGGAAGTTGGCCAGGCGCTGGTTGCGGATCTTCGCGCGGAGGGTGCGGACGTGGTGCGGGTAGATCCACAGCCGGGCGTCTGGGTCTTTGGGGGCGGTTGTGTAGTAGGCGGCGACGGCGTTCTTGGTGTCGGCGTCGAGGGGCACGTCGTGGAGGGCTGCGGCCCAGGAGTGGGCGGCGGCGACGGAGGGTTGCCGGTTGTCGAACCCGGAGCAGTGGGCGAGGAGTTCGGCGGCTTCGTTGGCGTTCACCGGCCTGCCCCCTGAACTTTGGCGCGCTCGTAGCGGGTGCGAGCCGCGATGAACGTCGCGTCGGTGCCGCCACGGTCCGGATGCGCGTCGGCCATTGCCTGCTTCAGCTCGGCGAGCGGGGTCGACTCAAGCTGGTGAGGGATCTCCGGCAGCGACAGATGCAGGCGACGGAGCGTGTAGCCGTGGTAGATCTCGCCGTCGGTCTCGATCTTCTGACGGTCGACGAAGCCCTTCCGGCCGTTGAGGTACTCGAAGTAGATCCTCTTGGTGGTCTTCTTCGTGATCGGGTGAGCGAGGATCTGCCAGTTGCCCACGGGGCCGTCGTCCCAGTTGGCGTCCCACAGCTCGTACAGGAACTCGGTGGCAGCAGGTGTAGTGCTGGTCATGCGGAGCCTTCTTCCTGGCGGAGTTGCTCGGAGATGGCCAGCCATCCGGCGACCTTGGCGTCGGTGCCGGTGAGGGTCTGGCCGGAGGGCAGTTGGACGACGTTGCTGGGGCGGCGTTCTGCTGCGCGCTTGGCGTCGTCGCGGATCCACTTCTGCCAGGCGTCGGGCCAGGACTGGCGGCGGGCGCCGGTGGATCTGTAGTGGCTGACGAACTGGTTGGTGGAGTGCTCGATGTCGTGGCCGGGGTATGTGGCGTGAGCCCAGCGGCGCATCGAGTCGGTGAGGGTGAAGCTGTCGAGGTCGATGGGGGCGGTGAGGTTGAAGCCGACTCCAGCCCCCTCCTGGTTCAACTGACGGTTAGTGGGTGGTTCAAAGGACGGTTTGGGTGACGTGGGCGTCACCCCGGTTGCGACGTGGGCGTCACCCCACTCGGACGTGGGCGTCACCCCGGGGGTGACGTGGACGTCGGGGGGTGACGTGGGCGTCACCCCTGACGTGGGCGTCACCCCTTCACCGTTCTGAGCTGCGCTCTTGCGTCCGCCTCGTGCACGGGATGACGCCAGCGTCACCCGTGACGTCCGCGTCACCTCATCCGCGCCTGCGCGGCCGCCGGGAACGGTGTTCTCCACAGCTAGGTCGTACACATGCGGTCGGCGCTCGGCGGGGATGTGGGCTGCTGCCCCTTGATCGCCGCTCCGGATGAGACCGAGCTTCGCCAGCTCCTTGAGGTCCCGCTGAACCGACCGCTCCGCCTTGCACGTGTAGGCCGCGAGGGTGGGCACGGACGGGTACGCGCCACGTCCCCGCTTGTCGGCGTGATCGGCGAGGCCGAGCAGTGTGCCGAGCAGCTGCGGAGGCATGGGCGGTGCGAACTTGAGCGCCCATACGGTGGCTTCGAGACTCAACGGTCCTTCTCTCGGTTGCGCGTGTGCGGTTGGTGGTCCGGGGCGGGGAGTCGTCCGCCCCGGACGGTTCACGGGGGACGGTCAGCCGGAGGCCGAGCGGATGGGCCCGAACAGGTCGATCACGTCAGCGAGGGTGTGCGGGTCGTCCCCGAACTCGGCGATGTGCATCAGTGGTTCACCGTTGCGGCGGCGGCCGGAGTACTCCCAGCGGTCGCCGTCCTTGTCCTCCCACGGGATGTCGAGCCGGTGGCTCTGCCCTTCCACGTAGGCGATCTGCGCGAGGCGGAGAGTCCAGTCGCCGACGAGGTCGTTTCGGGTGAACTCGTCCTGGCGGACGGGCATCTGGGCGCCGATGAACGTGCCACCGGGGTCCACGACCAGCAGCATTCCCGTGGGGCTGTTCTGCCACGTCAGGAGCCGCGTGGCTGCGTGCTGCCACCGGGCGAGGAAGGACGAGGTGAAGCACGTCACGGGGATCGCGGCGGTCTTCGTGTTCAGGTTCTTGAGGAGGATCGACCGCCAGTTGGGGAAGTTCTCGTACGTGCTATCCGTGCTGGCGATGCGCAGGGTGCCGTTCGCGGTGCTCAGGGCGAGCGTGGTTGTCCCGTTGCCGGAGTCGGCCTGGAGACTGACCGAGTCCGAGCCCTGAGCTGCCAGCCACGCGGTGACGGCAGGAATGTCAGCGAAGGGGATGGCGGCCTGCCACGTTGCAGCCTCGTCGAACTGGGCTCGTGCGGCGGCCAGGGTGTACCGGTCGCTGGCGACGGCGAACAGCTGCCCGCCGTCGGCTTCCAGGCGCAGGCAGTGGATGACGGGGAGGGTGTCGTCGTCGCTGACGTGCGGGGTGGTCTGGGTGATCATGCGGTGGAGGGTGGCGGCGTTGATCGTCATTCGAGGTGTCCGTTCTCGTACGTGTCGGCGGGTGCGGGCTACCTGCTGGGGTTCTTGCGGATCGACGCGGCGGTCACGTCGCCTGCCCGTACGAGGTCCCGGAGCCGCGGGGAGGTCCGCACGCGGATCCCCTGGCGGGCGGGGACGGTGAGCGATTCACCGGTCTGCGGGTTGCGGGTCTGGCGGGCAGGCCGAGGTACCGAGTGCCAGCTGCCGAAGTTCGTGATGCTGACGCTGTGTCCGGCGGCGAGGGTGCGGGTGATCGCGTTGAGGACGGCGTCGACGGCGAGGTGGCCCTCCTGGGTGGTGGTGCCGAGCTCGGCGGCGACGGCCGCGGCGAGGGCGGCCTTGTTGAGGGGGCCGGTGGGCTGGACGATGGTGGCCATCAGAGGGTCCCGTTCTGGTAGGCGTCGGCCGCGTCGGCTGCCTGCTGCTGGAGGGCTGCCTCGGCGCAACATTTGTGGGCGGGCTTGCCGTGGGAGTCGCGGAGGTTCGTCATGCCGGGGCAGTACCGGCACTGCTTCGCCTGCCACGACCAGTGCGAGGGGTCGCGCCAGTCGAGGACTCCGGTGGGCGGGGGTTGCGGGCGCGGCCGGCGGGCGATCACGTGGCCCCGCCGAAGATCGCGTCGAACGTCGCCTTGTTGCGTGCCCGCATCGGTCGGTCCTCGACGTGGTCGGGGGCGACGCATCCCGGGTGACCGCAGGTGGCGCGGACGTAGCCGACGGGCTCCCGCTCGTAGCGGGCAATGAACGCGATCCGAGTGGCCGTGACGAGGTGGCCAGCCCACCGGAAAGCGGGCACACCACTGCTGTTTCGGTGGCCGGTCCACTCCAGGTGGCCGCCCGTCTCGGTCGGGCGCGTGCGCTTCCTGAACAGTTCTTGCGGCCCCGCAGCAGGCCGCCTCCCAGGTCGAGACTTGGCGATGCGGAGATGCTCGCGGTTCCTGCCGACCGTTTTCGCGTCGACCTTGAGTTGTCGGGCAATCTCGCGGTCGGAGAGTCCGGCGCGGAGAAGCGCGGCGACGTCTGCGCGGATCTTCATTCGGACACCTCCTGGCTGGCCGCCGCACGCTGCGTTTCGAGGCGTGCACGCTGGGATGGGGTGCACCCGCCGCGGATGCCGTACCGGTTGAAGCGGTTCTTGCCCGCCTCCTCAGCCAAGGCGGCGTTGAGGCATTTCTCGCGGACGTCGCAGGCGTCGCAGATTTCCACTGCCGTACGACGCCCGTCGTTGTCCCGATGCTCGGGGAACATGAAGTCGACGCCGACGGTGGCGCAGTTCGCGGAGTCGTTCCAGTCCGTCATCGGGACACCGCCTCTCGGCCGGGCCACTCGCAGCTGAGGAGCGCACCGCGGTGGGACTCAGGGAGTACAGCGAGGGGGTGTCCTGCCCAGTCGAGGCCAGCCGCCCGCAGGACGATCGCGTCGGCCTCGTCGTCGGTGATGCCGGTCACCCCGTACGTGCTGGCCACTGCTGCCAGTACGCCCGCCTTGCGCCCGGCGCCGGAGCCGGTGGCGTACTTGGCTCGGCAGGCGGGCGGCACGACGGCGGTGGGGATCTCCCGGTCGAGGAGCCCGTCGACGATGAGCCACCACAGCCCGCCCCGGTCCCAGGGGGAACCGCCGACACTGTGGTGCGACGGCCCCTCGATGACCGCGAGGTGGACGACGCCGATGGCTTCGAGGGCCTGACGGGCGATGGCCTGGAGCCGGGAGTGGCGGACCGGAAGGGGGTCCCGTCGGCGGCCCTTGGTGGCGATGCGAGTGGTACCACCGAGGACGGCGACGGCGGTCCCGGTGAGGGAAACGTCAATGCCCGCGACGAGAGGTGCGAGAAGGGTGGGCCCTGCGGCCGGGTGGGGGGACAGCCCGGCCGCAGGAGTCTGGGTGTCGAACAAGGTGGTCACGCCTGCTCCTCCTGCTCCCACATCTCAGCGACGCGGCGCAGCACGTGAGCGGCGGCCTGCTTGCTCATGCCTTGGGCGGCGGCCTCCAGGGCGACGCTGTCCTCCGTGCTGCCGGGGCGGATGATGACGAACGCGAGCGCGTCCGTGCCGTCGATGGCGACCATGGTGTTCTCGGGCTTGGGCTCGGTCACTGGTTCCCCTTGGTGGTGCTGTGGGTACGGGGCTTGTCTTCGCGGCGGTCCTGCCACGAGGCGCCGAGCGCGATGCCCGGCTTATTCAGGCCGAGGGCACTGTCGAGGCGGGCCTGAAGCGCGGCGCACCGGCGTTCGGCGGCGGCCCTGCTGTCCTCGGCTGCGATCAGCTCGCGGCGGAGCCGGACGACCGCGTACGCGAGGCGGGCCAGGCGCTGCTGGTAACGGGAGAGGACAGCCGTGTAGCGGCGGGCGTCCAGGTCGGCGTGCCCGGCAACCGTGCTCATGCTCGTGACGGCGGCGATCCGGTGCGCCTTCTCCGCGTCGCGCTGCTCGACGAGGCGCTCAACCCTGGCCGTCAACTCGCCGATGCGACGGGACTTCTGTGATCCGAACATCAGGCGCTCGCCCCCGATCCGGGCTGCGCGGCGGTCGGCCACCCGGCCGACGGGCCCTCGACGACGACGAGGTCCGCGAGCCGGACGCGCTCGGTGATCTCTTGGCGGAGCCAGGCGAGGCGGACGTGCCCGCGCCCCTTGGTACGGAGCGCGTCTGCCCAGTCCGTCCCGGCGATCCCTGTGGAAGTGAGCGAAAGATCCAATCCGATGACCAGCGGGGTGGGTCCTGCGGCCGGGCGGGGGGACAGCCCGGCCGCAGGAGTCGTGCCGAACAGGGCCGGTGCAGTCACAAGGCACCGTCCTCGTCCGGCCAGACGATGCGCGGCTCGATTTTCAGGGCGCGGCCGTCGCGAATGACGACACGCCACACGTCCGTGTTGTCCTCGCCCTCGCAGTCGAGACGCCCCGTCCAGTCGTGGGCCGGGAACATGTCCACCACCCGCTGTACCTGCTCGATCAGCGTGTACGCGCGGTACTCGTCGATCTCCGGCATAACCAGTGCAGCCGCGGTACGACGGATGAGCGTGCCCTCGGGGGTCTCGGTGCTCTCCTCGTGGATGCGGAGGCCGAGGTCGATTCCGTCGGCGTACTGGAGGTCGGGGCAGACGACATGGAAGCGGCTGCCCATGATCTCGTCCCAGGTCAGCGGCGGCGTGATGGCGAACTCGCCGGTCACGCGGGTGATGTAGCCCATCGGTCAGGCCCCCTGGGTTGTGCTGTGGGTACGCGGCTTGTCTTCGCGTCGCTTCTGCCATCCGGCGCCGAGCGTGATGCCCGGGTCGTCGAGGCCCACGGCCATGTCGAGGCGGGCCTGGAGCGCGCGGCACCGGCGGTCGGCGGCGGCCAGCTCGCGGCGCAGGCCGACGACCGCGTACGCGAGGCGGGCGAGACGCCGCTGGTACCGGGACTGGGCGGCGGTGTACCGGCGGGCGTCGAGGTCGGCGTGCCCGGCCACCGTCGACATGCTGGAAACGGCGGTGATCCGTTGTGCCCTCTCCGTGTCGCGCTGGTCGACGAGGCGGTCCACCCGCGCTTCCAGTTCGGCGATGCGGCGGTTCTTCGCGGTGAACATCAGATGTCCCCTCCGGCCTGCTGCGGGATGAACGGCCACTCGGTGCGCACACCGTCGGCCTGGTGTTCCTTGCCGGGCGTCTTGCGGAAGTAAGCGGCCAGCCCTTCGGCCTGCTCGCGCGCCCAACCGATCTGTGCGGCGTGGACCTCGTCGAGGTTCTGCTCGCCGATCTGCGGCCGCGTCGAGGCGATCCGCCAGGCCACCCGGCACGCGGCGATGGCATCGGCGTCCGCGGAGTGCGCGCCGTCGAGGCGGACCTGGTAGGTGCGGCACAGGTCGGTGAGCTTGCGGCCGCCCTTGCGGTACCGGTCGACGACCTTGTCCAGGACGCTCGGGTCGATGACGCGGATCTCGTCGCCGACGCGGTCGGCCAGCGGCATCACCCGGTGGCGGCGGGCCTCGCGGTCGAGGAGGGTGAGGTCGTACGCAGCGTTCATCGCGACAATCGGGATTCCGGAGAAAACGACCTGCACGAGGGCGGCCACGACCTGCTCGACGACCTGCCCAGCGGGCTGACCTTCGGCGCGGGCCTGCTCGGTGGTGATGCCGTGGACCTTCGCGGCACCCTCCGGGATGTCCACCCCGGGGTCAGCGAGCCAGGTCGCGGACTGGGTGGGGTGTTTGCCGCCGCACTGGACGACGCAGGCGGTGACGATGCGGTCCGACTCGACGTCGATGCCGGTGGTCTCCAGGTCAAAGCCGCACATGCGGCCCAGGTGCCAGCTCATGCGCGGGCCCCCGATCCGGGCTGCACGGCGGCCGGCCACCCGGAGGACCGTCCCTCGTCCTCGACGACTTCGGCCGGGTAGGCGCCGTCCTCGTCCGGTTCAGGCACGGAGGTCCCCGCCTTCGGCAGGGCTTCCTCGTCCTTGCGGGCAGCAATGGCCATGAGCTGTTGCGAGAGCGGGTCAGTCCCCTTGAAGTGGACGTGTCCGGCGTCCTGCGCCTCCATCCAGATGTCGCGGACGTCGTCGGACGTCAGCGCACCCTCGGCGCGGGCGAGGTAGTCGGGGCGCGGCGCCTCGATCGCGGCCCGCGCCGTACCGGCCGGGTCCAGGGCGGTCGCCGCGTTCATCGGCCCGGCCAAAGCTTGGCGGGGGGTGACTCCGCGGAGCTCGACTACGACGACCGGGAACTTCTTCGTCTGCCCGGCCCGGACGACCTGCCGCGGCTCGATCCGCAGCGTCACCGGGACGAACCCGCGCCCGTCGGTTCCGGCGAGGACCATGTCCACCATGCCGCCCCACTCCGACGCGGCGTAGAAGCTGTGCGTCTCGGCCCGCCACATGCCCATGCCGGAGAGGTCGGGCAGCATGACGTTCAGGCGGGACGTGGTGGAGCAGACGCGGCCCTTGGGCTGGGTGTGCCAGTCCTCGCCGAACTGGGAGGCGCACACGCAGGGCTGCCGGGTAAGGAGTTCGGTCGCCCCGTCGCAGCGGCGCTGACAACCGCCGGCGGACCACATCTCGTTGTACTGGTTCAGCGGGTCGCCCGGGGTGATCAGGGCCTCGATCGACGAGGACGTCGTGATGACCCGCCACTGGGTGATGGTGGAGTTCAGCGGCGACCACTGTTCGGGCTCACCGCCCCACAGGGTGGCGGCGGCGCGGACGTGCTCCTCGGAGTGCGAGGTGACGACCCAGTTCGGGGAGCGCATCGGCCGCTTGCCGTCGGTGTAACCGGTGCGCAGGCGGCCGTGCTCGGCGGCCCGCCGCTGGATGTTCAGGAGTCGCGAGCCCATGTCAGGCCGCCTTTCGGGTTGTGCGTCGCCGCGGCGCGGCCGTCTGGCCGGGGGCGAGGAGGGCGGGGTACGAGGACGGCGCGGCGTGGAGCCAGCGGGTGCCTTCGAGGAGGCCGCGGAAAGCCCTGTGGGCGTCGCGGCCGGCGGGCATCTCCACCAGGGCGTGCGACTTCGCGCGGAGGTTGAGGACGCCGGTCCGCTGGACCTTGGGCATCGGTGCGTCGGTGTCGTCCGGCAGGAGCACCACCTCGGCGAAGCGGAGCGCGGCCAACTGGAGCGTGTTCTCCGGGTAGACCGACTTCGCGGAGCGGGTGGCCGACGTCTTGTAGTCGATGAGCCACAGCTCCAGCGCGCCGTTCGTGCCGGTCGGCAGCCAGACGAGGAGGTCGGCGGTGCCCGCGTAGCCGAGACGGCGGTGCAGGCACGTGACCTCGGTGGCCACGACGTGCTCGTCCAGGTCGACTGCCCACAGGGACAGCCACCGGTCGAGCTGCGCGACGTACGGAGCGGCCTCGGGATCGTCGGCGACGGGAGCACCGAGGACGCGGGCCTCGGCCGCGGCGTGGACGCGGCTGCCGAGGTCGGCCGCAGCCTCCTTCACCTCGCGGTGCACGGCCTTGATGTCGCGGGTGAGCGCGGGCCGGTCGTCGTCGACGCGCGTCTGGACGTCGTAGAGGTTGTCGAGGACGTACTCCGTGGTGAGCTTCACGGCCCACGAGATCAGTGCCTGCTTGGCGACGGCGGTGCCGAGGACGTTGGTGACGGAGACGAGGTCCGGGCCCCCGGCGGGGTCGCTGTAGTAGCGGCCCCGCTCGGTGTCCCGGGCGTGCTTGGGATTGGTCACTCGGTCGCCGCCTTCGGGTAGTTCAGGGTGTAGGAGCGGCGTCCGTCCCGGTCGTGCTCCGCGAGGTATCCGAGCGCGGCCAGGTGCTGGAGTGCGTGGCGGGCCCGATGCCGGGACACCCCGGGGTCGACCTCGGCGAGGAGCCACTGGTGGGCTTTGCCGGTGGTCCACTCGCCGCCGGTGTCGAGGATGTGATCGGCGAGGCGGCCGAGCCGGTCGTCCATGTCCTTCTCGGGGAGGAGCCACCGGCCGACCTTGGCCCGAGCCTCTGGGTCCAGGAGCAGCGCGACGGGGGTTCCGTCCTCGGCGATGCACCCGACGGTGAGGACGGGCTCCTCCTCGGGTGCGGGTTCGATCGCGGTGTCGAAGCGGGACACGGCCAGCGGGATCGGGTGAGGAGTGGCCGTTGTTTCCGTTGCGTCGAGGAAAATCCGCACGGCACCGCGCTGGATCTTCGACGCGAGGGTGAAGACGAACTCAGCCTGCACCGCGTGCTGCTGGCCTCCAGCGCTGCGGTGCTCCCTCGCCTTCCTCGACAGGTACGTGATGATCTCGGTCTTCGCCTCGGCGAGGACCTCAGCCCGGTGGCCCCCGAGCAGTTGCTCGGCCAGGGCTTCGGACTCGGAATCCGTCAGCCCAGCGCGGCGCCCCAGGAGGGCAATCTGGTTGTAGGCGCTCATGCCTGCCCCTCCTCTGCCTCGTGCATGGCGGCCTCCACCAGAAGCGACCGGTGGGAGCTGCTGAGTGGCAGGAGCTGTTCGGTCTGCCGGTCGTAACTCATGACGGCAACGGGCCCGCGCAGGGAGTAGGAGAGGAGACCGCCACGGACGTACTCGACGAGTCGGGTGGCCAGACGGTTGATGGGCAGGCCGTCGACGGCGCCGGTCTCATGGACGATCACGCAGATGGCCGTGCCGCCCAGCCGCCCGTAGTACGCGAACTCGGGCGTCCCGCCGATTGCGGCGAGGAGGACCGGGCAGACGCGGCCCTCGATGGTCAGGTCCGAGTACGCGCCGTCGACGGAGATGAGGACACCAGTGAGGGCGGTCATGCCGCACCACCCTGCTGCTGCGACGGCAGCGCACGCGCCTTGCCGAGGGTCTGCATCTGCTCGGCGACCCGAAGGGCCTGCATCCCGGTGAGCGCGACCCGGGTCGACAACCGGGCGACGAGCGTGGTCTTCAGCTCCTCGAACGCCAGCCGGTCCGGGGCGTGCCCGTCGTGCCCGGTCGGCTCGGCGCAGGCGAGCTCCATGAACGTCTCGAAGAGGTCGTCGGTCGCGAGGAGTTCGAGCACCTCGTGGACGTTGTTCTCGACCAGCGGCGTCACGTCGACTGTGACGAGCAGCGGTGTCGAGGTGACGTACATGGGCCCGCGCACGGGCTCGTGGTCGGTCATCGGTTCCCCTTGTGGATCTTGGCGGAGCCGACGAGCCCGCACTGACGGCAGCGCCGGTGAACGGTGGCGGTCCAACTCGGCACCACCCGGACGACGTCGGCCACGTGGGGCGTCTCGCCCATGTGGTCGCAGCCAGGGCACGAGTCCTGCATCAGCACGTAGCCGTGCGCGCAGAGGACGCGGGCGTCGGTCATCGGTCCTCCCGGTGGTCCACGTCGAAGTGGGTGTCGTCGAGGGCGAGGCCGCAGATCACGCCGAGCCAGACCAGCAAGGCGGCCATGAAGATCTGAAGGGCGATCACTTGTTGGCCTCCTCGTCGTACGAGGCGGCGATCTCCAGCGCGGTCACGGTGGTCTCGGTGTCGACCTCCGAGCCCGCGACGAGGGCGAACAGCCACACGGGCGAGTCCTCTTCGTCCGTCTCTGGGCGCCAGACCAGGTGGTGGAGGGTCGGCATCTCCCGCGTGACGACGGCCTCGCAGTGCGCGCGGGCCGCGTCGGCCGTGGCGTACGTCCCTAGGACGATGCCGCTCGCCGGGTGCTCCGCCCGGTAGATCACCGTGGGCGCGGCCTCCAACTCAGCGACCCGGGCCTGAAGTCGGCCGATCTCCCGCTGGTCCTCCGCACGGACCGCCCCGGCAAGCTCCAGCACCGCGGACGCCTCAGCCGTACGCCGGTCGAGGTGCTCCTGAAGTCGTGCCGCCCGCGCTGCGGTCTCCGGGTCCTGGAGCAGCTGCGCCATCTCCAGCGCGGCAGCGATCTCCTCGGCCGTCGTACGGCCCTGCTCCATCTCGGCCCGAACCACCCCGGCCGCCGCGGTCACCCGGTGCGCGCTCACGCGGTCACCACCGGGGCGAGGAACCCGGCCAGCCGGGCGGCGGACTCGTCGGGCGTCGGGCGGACACGGCACCAGGCCCGAACCTGCACCCCGGAGATGACTCCCTCCGCGATGACGTCAGTGCCGTGGTCACCGCGGGCGGCGTCGTAGACCGAGAGCTTGAAGTGCTCGCCGAAGTGGCGGACAGCCGCAGGGGCGTCGAAGAAGTGGAGCACCAGCTCTACGCGGTTCACGGACCACGGCTTGCAGTGCGTCTCCAGCTCGGTCGGGATGACCGGCGAGGTGCTGATGATGTGCTCGGCGACCGACAGTGCGGTCATGTGCCCGTCCCGCTGGGCAGTCTCGGCGGAGACCTCAGGTGCGGGGGCAAGTAGATTGATCGTCACGGTGTACCTCTCAGTTCTTGTGGTGAGCGGTGTGCCGAGGGGTCGCATTCGGACCAGGCCCGGTCCGGGCGGCCCCGCATCATGCGGTGGGTCAGGTGATGCGGACCGGGGCACCGCGCGGCGGCAGCGGTCGCAGCTGCGCCAGCGGGTGAGCGGTGGTCGACGAGGTGGGCGTGAGGGCCAGCGGCCCGGACGTCGGCTCGTGGTGGAACAGCTGGTCGATGCGGCTGAGGTCGTCGTCCGTGAAGCGGACGATCCGGCCGAGCTTCGAGTGCGGCAGGCGAGTGATGTTCCTTCGGAGCCACCGCTCTTCGACGCGGAGGATGGCCGCCGCCTCGGGGTAGGTGTGGCGCTTCATGCCGGTACCGCTTCCGGGTCGTGCGCCGGAGCGGGGACCGCCCTGCCGACCGGTGCCCAGAGGACGAGGTGGTCAACTCCAAGCCGCCTGGCAATTGCCAATGCAGCCTCATGAGGGGCGGACTTGTGGCTGCCGTTCCGGAGGAATCCGACCTTGCTCGGGTGGACTCCGGCCTCGGCGGCGAGGTCGCGGACGCTGACGCTCTTGCCGTCGCCGGTCCGCTTCATCAGGAGGACGAGCAGGTCAGGGTCGACGAGGACGTCCATCTCGTTGGTGTTGCGCATGATTCACCTCCGTAGACGCAGTGTGCGTTTCTGTGAACAAGAACGACAGTACACACCCATAGACGTACTGTCTACAGAGACGCACAAGCCGTGCGGAATCAGCCTTACCCCCCGCGCGCCCTATCCGGCAAGGGTCGATACCGTAGACACTCTGTTGTGGCGCGTGAACAGGGTGGCCGCTGATCAGGGCAGACTCGCAGCCGTCCATCTCGCCCCATAGACACCAGTCGTGCGACAGGGGAGCGAGCAGGCAGGATGAGCCTCATGGCCGAGCAGACACGAACACAGCTAAGCGACCTCGTACGAACGCGGCGTGCCGAGCTGGGCATCAGCCTGCGCACGCTGGCCGAGCAGAGCTTCGACCGGAAGACGGGAGAGCAGGCGAAGTTCGGTTGGATCAGCAAGCTGGAGAACAGCAAGCCAATGGACACGCCATCTGAGGAGCTGCTCCGCGCGTTGGCCGCCGGCCTAGAGCTCCCGCCGCGCATCGTCCAAGAGGCCGCTGCCGCTCAGTTCATGGGGATGGGTGAGGTGCGGTCGGAGGATGGGACTGCGCGCTTGCTGATTGCCCGCATTCAGGAGATGGATCCGGAAGACATCGCGCAGCTGGCTGCAATCGCAGAAACGTTCGCGCGTCGCAAGAGCTGACACATGCGTACGTGACAGCAGTGGGGCAATCTTTGACTACTGACGGGTTCACTCTGGTCACGCTGTGGCCTGTATGGCATCGTCGGTGATCCGCCTGGGGGGCGAATCGATAAGCTCAGTGCATTCACGCGTTCGAACAAGCGAACGAATCTTCGTGATGCACCCATGCAAGGGGGCTCGATGGCGGACAAAAACGGAGCAGCGCAGGTACGGATTGAGCTGGTCGACTACCTGCCCGGAGGGCGGGCCTGCTACCCCGTGGAGATCGAGGGCGAGCTCGTCTGGCTCATCCTCGCAACGGATATGACCGAGAAGTTGCGCGCCGAAATGATCGAGTACCTGACGTTCCTCGGAGGTCAACAGTTCTGGACGCAGCACTGGGGCGGCCCCGCGGGGGAGCCGCCCCAGATCAGACGAGCCTCCTAAACCTCACATCACCTGCCTCAGCCCAGTCCCTGCTGGGGCAGACATCGCTGCCTCGACGGCCGCCGTGATCTCGCCGTCGAGGGCGCGCACGAGATGCCCGTACCGGTCGACCGTCGTCGTGATCGACTCATGCCCCAGCCTGATCTGGATCGCGGGCAACGGAATGTTCGCAGCGATCAGCCACGACACATGGGTGTGGCGCAGGTCGTGCAACCTCGGCTTCTTCGTGAAGCCCTTCGCGGTCGCCTCGCGCAACGCCCTCTCCCACTTCCGGTGGTAGAAGTTCGAGTGCCGCCAGGCCGAGCCCTGCCCGCCACGGAAGATCCAGTCCTCGGGGCCCCGGCCAGTGACGTATCCGCGCACCATGTCCATCTGTGCCCCGGTGAGTGCGATCGTCCTGCGGGCCTTCTTGGTCTTGGGTGCCCCGATCTCGAAAGTGTTGTCCTCCTGCCGCTTCCACGCCCGCTGGACGTTCACGGTCCCGGCGCGGAAGGAGATGTCCCGGGTCTGGAGCGCGGATGCCTCACCCCACCGCATCCCTGTTCCGACCAGCCAGTCGCAGAGGTCGGCCGCGGCAGGATCGAACTCGCGCATCTCGGCGACGATCCGCGCGTACTCGTCGTGCTCCAGAAAGCACATCTCCTCCTCGGTGCCGTCGTCGGTCCGAGGCAACGAGGTCTTCGCGCACGGGTTGGTGGTGCGGAGCTGAGGCGTCGCGTCCAGCGCGGCTTGGAAGATGCACCACAGGAGCCCGTGCCTGTTCGCGATGGACTTGGGGCTGGCCTTGCGCCACAGGACCCGTGAGGGGTCGTCAGGATCCTTGACGGTGGTCTCCTGCGCGCGGACCCAGTCGGTCACGTCGTCCTGCGTCGCGGTGCACAGGGTGGCCGGCGCCGTGGCTCCGGTCCGGTCGGTGTGGACGATGCCGCCGTACGTCATCACGGATCCGTCGCGCCGCTTGTGCTCCGTCGGGGCGAAGTGGTTGTCGATGTCCCGCTTGTAGTCCTTGCGGGTGCGCTCGTCGATTCCGGTGAGCCGGTCGGCGTAGCGGTGCGCCCACTCGATCAGGGGGACGTCGTCGGGGTTGGTGTCCGGTTCGACGAAGCCGTGCCCGCGCACCCAGCCGTGCGGCCACTTCCCGCCGTGGGCTTCGACGAGCTTCTTGAATGCCTTGGCGGAGTCGACGTCGCCGAAGCGTTCCGTTTCCCAGCCGCCGCCCTCGCGCCACTTCACCTGGAAGGTGCTGTCGCCGCCCTTCTTGGGGCGTTCCACGATGCTTGCCATGGGGTGAGAGTAGGGCGCAGATCACATGATCGGTTCCCGTTGTGTTCCCAAGGCTTGGAAACAGATCAAGGCCCGACCTGCTTTCGCAGGTCAGACCTTGATCATTCAGGGTGAGTGACGGGACTTGAACCCGCGGCCACCTGGACCACAACCAGGTGCTCTACCAACTGAGCTACACCCACCGTGACCGGTCTTTTTCCCGACCGGCTGAGAAAAAGTGTACAGGGTTCGCGAGGGTGCTCGCGCCCAGGTTTGTGCGGGCCGTCGAAGGGCCCGCCTCAGGCGGCTATTCGCCCCCCTGAGCAGGGGCGACGTACTTCGCAGCGATCTTCTTTGCGGTCTCCGAGTCCGGCCCGGGATGGGGTACGAACACGGCCTCGCGGTAGTAGCGCAGCTCGGTGATGGAGTCGCGGATGTCGGCGAGGGCCCGGTGGTTGCCGTTCTTGTCCGGACTGTTGAAGTACGCCCGTGGGTACCAGCGTCTGGCCAGCTCCTTCACGGAGGAGACATCGACGATCCGGTAGTGCAGATAGCCTTCCAGCTCCTGCATGTCACGGGCGAGGAAGCCACGGTCGGTCCCGACGGAGTTCCCGCAGAGCGGGGCCTTCTTCGGTTCCTTCACGTGTTCCCTGAGGTACGCCATGACCTGTGCTTCGGCGTCGGCGAGGGTGGTGCCGGCGGCGAGTTCGTCGAGGAGGCCGGAGGAGGTGTGCATCTGGCGCACGATCTCCGGCATGGTCTCCAGGGCGGCGTCCGGCGGGCGGATCACGATGTCCACGCCTTCGCCGAGCACGTTGAGCTCCGAGTCGGTGACCAGTGCGGCCACCTCGATAAGTGCGTCGTCCGTCAGCGAGAGCCCGGTCATCTCGCAGTCGATCCACACCATGCGATCGTTCAT